ACGCTTCGTTTTGTTGGTTGGTTTGCTACAGAATAATTGTTTTTACAAATTATAGAAAAATGCTAGTTACTTCTGTACATAGTATTACAAGGCAATTATATTATATCTGCTTTGTGATTATATTTCAACTTTATTTTTTAATATTATTCTGTTGTACTTCCAAAACCACCATTTCTAATTCCAGTTGCATCATCATCTTCTGTGATGCCATATTCAACAAAAATTCCCTGCATAAATCCTTCGCCAGATTTAAGACCTATAACTTTTTCTTCGTTAGTGTCGTTTGTAATTTTTGCAAAAATGTGTCCCTCATTGTCAGAATTATAGTAATCACTGTCAATGATTCCGACTGTATTATTGAGCTGTAATCTGAATTTGAATCCCAGACCACTTCTAGGATAACATTTCAATACCCAGTCATTGTCAATTCTGCATCTGATTCCGGTAGGTACTTTTACTGTTTTACCAGGTTTAATTTTCAGCCCGATTGGTGTGAAGAAATCATATCCAGCAGAACCAACCGTTGCACGTTTCGGTAATTTGATTCCGTCATAAATCTTTCTAATAATTTCCTCATCACTTGCGTTAAATGTATCTCCCCAGTCTTTCTTGAACTGCTCATAACTTACTTTTTCAAATTTTGCTACTACTTTTGCCATTATAACATTTCCTTTCTTTTCCAAAGTATTATTTTATTCGCCACTATGCTTTTTTGCACATCAATGATTCTCTGATTTCTACTACCACGAAATTGTAATCGAAGATCTTTTTCTTCTATTCTGAATTCTCCATCCACTAAAACATCACATAATTTTAATAGGCTTTTATACTTATCCTGGTGAATTATTTCTTCATATTTATATCCTGTATAAATCCATAGTTCTTTTTCTGGATAGAGATTTTTGAAATCTTTACTTACAAAATATGAAAGCTCCACATTATCCAATGGATCACCACCAGAAAGAGTAAGCCTAGAAATATGCTTTTTTGATAACTCATTAAATAGTTCATCATAAATGCTTTGTGTGAATGGAATTCCTTTTGACTTATCCCATGTAGATTGGTTGTGGCAACCTTTACAATGGTGGGAACAACCTTGCACAAACAAAGTTGTTCCAACTCCATTACCATTATTTACATCGAATTTATCAATTCCGGCAAATCTGAAATCAGTTTCAATGCCGTTAATGAGATTCATTTTTCTCCGTTTTGGCTTTTAAGGCATTGTTAAAATGTTTCACACGGTAGTCAACTTCCTGGCGTTTTCCTTCATTGAATGCTTCAATGTAATCACCAGTGAGATATCCCGTTACTCGTCTTAATCTTCTGATTTTTCGACAACCACAAATCGGGCATTCATCTCCGATTTCATCTGTGTAACCACATTCAGTACACATGTCATTCGGTACATTGACTGCAAAATAAGGAATATCCTTATCCATTGCATAGTTTACAATTTCTTCAAGTGCATCAATATTTTGTTTTACGCTTGATGGCAATTCGACATATGTAATGCAACCGGCTGAACTATATCCTGTAAGTTCTGCCTCTATGTCAATTTTTTCAAAAGGACTCATTTCTTCCCAAACTGGAACGTGCATTGAATTTGTGAAGAATTTCTTATCAGAAACATTTGGGATTTCTCCGTACTTATTTCTGAATTTTGACATTGCTGTAAAGCATAAGTTCTCTGCTGGGGTATAATATACTCCAAAGTTTAAACTATACTCTTTTTTGTATTCGGCACATCTATCTTTGAAAAGTTGCTCAATTCTCTTTGCGGTTTCCATGCCTTTTTTAGTTGTATGATTGCAACCAACTAAAATCTGTAAAGTTTCTGCAAGACCAATCTGACCAACTGCTAATGTTCCGTGTTTCATGGCAGATTCGATATTTTTTCCATCGAAACCTTCCATTACAAAGTTTTCATACATGAATTTTGCTGAGTCTGGAGACTGTTTACAAATCCATAAGTATCTTTCGATAAGCATGTCTTTCGCTTCATCAATCTTCTTATCAAGATATTCCATGAAGCTGTCTACAAGTAATTTTTCATCGTATTCTTTTCCACCAGTAAAACAATTGTTCTCTTCAAGTGAAACTTTTGTTTCCATAGCAAGTGTTGGCATGATGATAGTTACCGGGCAAATATTACCCCTACCGTCTTTTGTCTGACCAAATCCATTGATATCCCAACCGTTAGCCGTTCTACAGCCCATTGTTGAGAAGTATGTTTTCGGATCATCTGAATCATACCCTTCATTTCCTGACCAATCACAGTTAGCGTAATTCGGGTAAAGCCTCTGTGCAGTTGAACGGAGTGCCAATCTATATAAATCATAGTTCGGTTCTCCTGGCTTTCTGTTGATACCTTTCTTCAACTGAAAAATACCACATGGGAAAATACTTGTTTTATGTAATTTTCCAATTCCAGCGATAGAAACATCAAGTAATGCTTTAATTACCATTCTTCCTTCTGGTTCGGTACATGTACCATAGTTGATAGAAGTAAATGGTAACTGATTTCCAGATCTTGACTGAAGCGTATTCAGATTGTGATATAATGCTTCAATTGCCTGTTTTGTTTCAATGATTGTATCGTATAAAGCAGATTGATAGAAAATAGGATCAAGTTTTTCTTTATTTGCAAAGAAAAAGTCCTCTTCTTTCAGTCCTGTCTCTTTGTAAAAGTTTTCTTTATTCTCATCAATCCAGTCATCGAATCGGTTTCTGACAATGCCAATTTCGTCTTCGTAGTTATCAAACAGCATTCCCATAAGGTCTAAGTATAAGAACGCTGCTGTATTTTTTAAATATGCCACAATATAATGTTTTCTGAATGATTTTCGCACATATGGCATAAGTGTCCAATCAATGTGTGTTGCAGAAACACCACCGAACTGCTGCAATGACTGTAACTGGAATATTACAGCAATCAATTGTCCAGCTGTATTGACAGATTGTGCCGGGCGAACATCCGTCTGTCGTACATTAAACCCATTTGCAAGTAATTTATCAAATGGAATGCTGAGACAATTGTGCATACCAACCGCATAACTATTTAAGTCGTGCGTATAGATTCTGTTAAGAATATGGTTGTTTCTTGCCAATTCGGACATGCACTCATCAAGAGCATACTGTTTCAGCATAACATCACTTGCAGCACCAATCATTCCACCAAATGATTTTTCATCAACATTTGCGTTCTGATTCTCAACATCTTTAGCTTTCAATTTCTCTGAAAACTGTTTCATGAGTTCACTTTTGCGTCTTCTGTCTCTGGTTCTATCATTTCTATAGATGATGTACTTTCTTGCGACTTTCATATCTTTTTTAGCAAGCTGAGATTCTACAATATCCTGTATTTCCTCAACTTCCATATCTTTATCAAGCGCACTGATATTTTCTGCAATCTCTTTGGCTCTTGATTTTGCATATTCTGTTTCTTCTTTTTCAACATCATAGAATGCCTTTAAAACAGCATTCTCGATTTTTTCAGGTCTGAATTCCTGAATCTGTCCATCACGTTTGTAGACCATTAAAAATCCTCCAATTTATCAATAAGTTCATAAATCTCATCCCAACCATGAACCCTAAAGTTCTTTGTGTTGTCCTCCTGTACTGATCTGTTCCAGGGTTTATCAAATATGAAATTATATTTAACTGGTGAATCTTTCGTATAATCCAGTGTAAAATTCCCTATACAGTCATCAATAAGGATATCTCCATGTACCAAGTGTTTGTCCCGGCACACAACAAGCATTCCACTATCGTATTGCGGAATGTTCCGTTTGAGCCATTCATCTTTGACTCTTACATGGTCAGGATAAGTTGATGTAACAAAATAGAAATTGTATTTTGCCATCAATTTTCCGATTACTTCTTTTGCTTTTGGCTGTAGCTCTAAAGAAGATAGGAATTCATCAGTACCAAATTCCGTGAATATATTTTCACATTCTGGCTTGATGAATTTTTTAACTTCCCAGTCTGTTATGTCATTCAGAGTGAGACTGTCATTATATTGCTTGTTATATTCGACAAGGATCTTTTCAACTAAGTTATTTATCACTTCGTCCACATCACATAATATCGTTTTGCATTTATTTATGCTTGTTTTTTGTGTTGAAGTATATTTCTGATGTACAAATTCTGCCATATCCTGTGGTGTAAATTTATACTCAGGGTTTTCAATAACATATGTTACCTCATCTTCGATTCCGTCAAACTGACCGACATCTGAAGCATCTCTTCTTTTGGCTTCTTCAATGTCATCTTTTCTTTGAAGAATCTTTATCAGACGATCTCTTCTGGGAACTTTTATATAAATGCTTGTAACATCTATATCAGATTTCGTTTTGAGCTGTCTCATTCCGTGTGGTGTAAGAACAGCTACTTTGTCGTTTGTACAGTCTTCTACTGCACTTCCATAGTACCAACCATTATAGACTCCGATTTCTGCGAAAAATCCACTTTGAGCTTTCTCCAAAAATTCTTCTTTTGAAATATAATGGTAATCTACGCCATCAATTTCTCCTTCTCTTGGGCTTCTAGTGGTATAAGATACTATTTTGTTGTACCCATATTTTTCGCATAAAATCTTTTCAATAGTTGACTTACCGCTTGCACTTCCTCCAACAAGTATAAGCATTAAAAGTCCTCCTGCTTTTTGAGGTTCTTATATGTAAGAAATTCGTATGGGATAGATTGATAATACTGAATATCACCACTTTCCACACATTTCCATGTGTTATCTTCCTCTATATTAGGAAAGAACGTATCAGATTCAAAAGACTTATAAATCTTTGTCACGAATACTTTTTCACAATATGGAAGCAATTTTTCATAGATTTGACCACCACCAATGATGAAAATATCACTGTCTTCATTTTGGATAAGCTCTATCGCTGAATCCATTGATATAAAATCTACGCCATTAACATGTTTCTGGTTTTTGCTGATTACATAGTTTTTTCTATTTGGTAGTGGCTTTTTTGGAAGAGAATCCCATGTTTTTCTTCCCATAATTACGATTGAACCATTTGTTTTTTCTTTGAAAAATTTTTTATCTTCTGGGATATTGATAAGCAAATCTCCGTTTCTACCAATACCCCAGTTTTCATCTACTGCTACTATTGCTGCTAACATTCAAATCTCACCCTTGTTACTTGATGTTGGCTTAAATACTCTGCTGCATCTTGAACACCAGTCAAATAAGCTGAATATAAATCTGGATTTTCTTTGAAATCTTCTGCATTTTTGCTGTTCATTGCATATTCAACAAGTTCTTCTTCTGTTCGTATATCTTCATAAATCTTGTCTATCTTCCCCAAACATGATTTGCAGATATCTATTTTGCCATTATGAATTATTCCGGCAAAGAATCTGATAGCACTATCAAATGAATTTTCTGTTATGTGTCTTCCACATATATCACATTTAACATATTTTACTCTTGCCATATCATCACCTAAATTCCGAGTTCTAACTTCAACTGAGGAACAATTGGATCATAATTTTCCATAGAAAAATCTTCGATTGTCATATCATAGAAATTAGTTTTCTCTGGATTGAGTTTGAGCATTGGCTTACTCTGAGTATCAGAATTTTTCAGATTTTCTACACGTTTAAGCATCTCTTTTGCTTGATTGATGTGCCTGTCATAAATCTGCTCATTTGCTACAAAATGTGTGAATACACCTGGTTTATAACCAGTATAGCGTGCAATCATCATAAGTAATGCTGCATATTGAACTTCATTAACCCCACCAGCACCAGAAGCCGTAAGCATATCTCCACTTCTCTGAATCAATACCATGTCAAGATATTTGCCACGCACATTCCATATTGTGTTGTAAGCGCATGGTGCAAGACCGGCTGTTTCTCTTAAATCATTTTCTTGCCATAAGGAAACGACTTTTCTCCTGCCGTATGGATCTTTCTTGATATCATCAATGAGCTTATTGATTAAATCATATCTTTTCACGGTTGCGCCGTATCTCTGCCCAATAGTTCCATCTCCGATATCCCAGTCTTTCCACCAGGTAACTCCCATCTTTTCCATTTCTGAAATACTATTTGTCGGTCTTTGATAAATAGTGAAAATTTCTTTGATACCAGTTTTCCATGCGATTCTTCTTAAAGAGCAAATAGGAAATTCGCCTTTTGATAAATCGTAGGTTCGGCAAACATGGTTCACTGAATATGTATGTGCCGGTACTCCGTCTGCATACTTAGGTCGTGGGTTCTCATCAATATATCCATTTTCAAGGATATTCTTGATGTCTCCTTCCATATACTGATCTGCTTTGTTCATGCTAATCCTCCACAATGAACGCTTTCAGTTTTTCTCTGATTTCTTTGCATTCTTCAACATCATCTGATGAAATTTTCAGCACTAATTCCCTTGAAAGATCAACACTAAAAATTCCCATGATTGATTTTGCATCAATGATATATCTGCCAACAATAATATCCATATCCGGCTTAATAGCAGATGTAATCCGGCAGAAATCCTTAACTCTATCTATAGTACAAAGACTAATTTTAAATTCGTTAATCATTCTTCTCTCCAATCATTGTATTCTTCTTCCCATTCTGTCTCATGTATGCCGTTTGCTTTTTTCGCACATTCTTCTGAGCAATATGTTCCATTCATATCATCTGTAACATAATACTCATCTTCGTACAATTCTTCTCCGCATTCATCACAAGTTCCACGAACTCTCCTAACAGCATTAGGACATCTTGGGTGACAAGGGTTCTGTAAACATATTGAACACATGTTTATCATTCTCCTTTATTCTTGTCTGTTTATGATGTTTTCATAAATTTCAAGACCAAAAGCTATGGCTTGACTTTTCATATTTTTACTACCTTTACTTTTTCCGTCCCAAAATAAAACAAGAACTCCAAAAGCATCGTCTGAAGAAGCATATACCGCCATGTCTCTGTTCCTTTTGTGCCCTGCTAATGCATTATAGCTTCCATACGAATTTGTACTAACTCTACATGGTGATACATTCAAATTATTCCAGTCAGCCGGAAATTCTTTAAGTGCAAGATTATATTTATTGGCGAATCTCACTGCCAATGTATCTGCTCCTTTTGCCATTCCACTAATAATTTCCAGACTACATGGGTTTATTTTGAATAATCTCTCTTCTTTATTGATAACGAGAATATTATATTGAGGATATTCTTTATTGAGATGAAACAACACTTTAAACATTGTGGATTCAAATAAATTGTAATCCTCAAAAAATCTTGATCCGGCAATAATTATCCTCAACATAATTCTCTCACTTTCTTAGTTCTTGTTTATTGTATCACGTTTTCCAAATTTGTCAACGCATTTATTATAGTTTGTTTATCCGTTATTAGTTACAGTATTTTTCAAACACATTGTTAAAATGCTTGTTGTTACACAGCTTACGGATAATGCACATTGCAAGCCCAGTTTCTTTATTGAACGTATCACCAGCATGGCATTTAGTCACTGTCTTAGTACCATCTTTCCAGAACACGATAGTTGCTGGATCATTGAATACGACACGCTCAATTGCTTTTTCCAGGTCGATATTCTGTGAAATATTAACCTCTTCATCTTCTTCCACAATATCGTCAATGATATCTGAAATAATTTCTCCGAATACACAACCAAGCATTGCTGCCATCATTTCATCAGTTACTTCTACATTTTCATCTTTTTTGCATTCACATTTACACATAATCTTTCTCCTTCTTAATTCGCTTTGTTTAAAATCATTTTGTTTGATACAAAACCAGATGCACCTTTATGACCTCCACCGCCATATCTTTCGGCAATTTTTGAGCAATCAACATCCGGCTTTTCTGAATAAATGGAGTATTTGTATTTTTCTCCATTGAATGCCCAAATTGCAACAATCGGATAATCTTTGATTACTTTCCCGAATACTAAGCTGTTGCAGCTTCTATTTACAACCAGGCATTTAATACCGTCAATTCTTGATTCATACGCATAGGCATTTCTGTATGCTTCATACTCTTTCTCTACATATTTAGAAATGACAGTACCGTTATGTACCATTTCAGCAAGTAAAGGATTATCCTTACTGTTTGAATCTTTTACAAGTTTATTCCAGATAATATCCAGCGCATCATAATCCGTAGATTCGAGTGCATACTTGAAAAACAGCGATTCTTCATATTTAAACTGCCAGCAATCAAAATCACTAACATATTTTACGAAGAGGGGGATATCATCAAAATCACATCCCATAAGGTACATCCATGTTAATCCAGCTCCACTAATTCCTTCCTTTCGGATTCCTTTAATACTGCTGAATTCTGGATATTTAGCAAGGATATCCATACTTGATGAATGGTGATCGCACCAAATTAAATCACAGTGCTTTGTTTCAACGATTTCTTTCAGCTTATCTACTGTATTTACCGAGAATGACAAATCTACAAAATAGACTGTTTCACCGTCTTCAATAAGTTCCGTTGGGATTTCGCCATCATAGTTGTACATGATGTAGTCTTTTGAGTTGTAATTTCCTGTTACCCTTGCAACGATTGAACCGGCACACTTACCGTCCATATCGCTATGATAGAAACATTTCATTATTCTTCCTCCGCTTCATCAAGTGCAGATGACATAAAACACATAGTCTGGGCACTATTCAATGCATCGGCACTTACACCTCTTGCGACTGATACAGATTTTGATGCTGCAGAAAATACTTTTTCTGTACCACTCTTACTTGCTCTGTATGTTTTTGACAACATACTACTTATTCCCAGATCATTGCTAACCTGCATGGTATCAATATTCGCACCTAAGAATGTAAACACCCAACTGTATTTTTCACGCTGATGTTTAATCATTTCTTTTACTGTATTCCAGTCAAATTCATGGCTTGCATTCTCATAACCATCAGTGATAATTGTAAATACAACTTTTTCAGGTCGTTCTTCTTCCGGCATATCTGCAAGTCTGTTTCCGACATGGTTGATTGTTCTTCCAACGGCATCAAGCATGGCTGTCATACCTTCTGGTCTGTATTCTTTGTCAGTTAAATTCTGAACCTTTTTGATATCAACGCCATCGTGAACCATGATGTATCTATTGTCGAAAAGAACTGTAGTTACAAGTGCATCGCCATCTTCTTTCTTCTGGTCGGCAAGCATTGTATTATAACCACCAATTGTTTCCGGCGCAAGCCATTTCATTGATCCGCTCATATCAAGAACGAATACCATCTGTGTCAGATTTTTCTTCATCTTCATTTTCTCCTTTTTGTTTTATCCCTATCATTCGCTGCATTACTTTAATAATACAATCATGACAGGTACACTTTTTAATATCGTCCGTAAGCAATAACGGACATACGCAATTTGCTCCACAAATAGGTAGGTTAATTATTTTTTGACTTCCTGGAAGAAACACCCTTGTTGCATAATGAACTGGTGTATCTAATCCAAAACCTAATGTTGGAGATCTTTGCGGATTTATCACGAATTTAGGCTTTCGTGCGATTACTGGCTGTATCATTCACCTATTTTCCTTTCGTATTTTCTCATTTTTGTTACTACGTTTTTGTCTAATTCATAGAATGGATCTGAACCCAAAACATTTACAATAAGCTGACCAAACCGTAATTCAGGTAATTTGTCCCACACTTTACGGACTGCATCAAGGACAACATCATGTGTGATATTTTCGCCATTCAGTATACTTTTAGCAATTTCTACATGATATTCCAGTAGCCCAGTTTTCATGGAAGTCTGTACAAGATTCGTTCCTGTAAATTCACACATATCTGCATCGTCATCTAAAATAACAAATGCATCAATCTCTTCTTTTGCATTTTCAAGCCACGCTCTTATCTCATCTCCACGCTGCACTCCCGGCTTATTTATGACTGGTGTAATATCATATACTTCCATCTGATATTCTGCCAATCTATCTGTAAGTGTTTTGAAGATTTCTTCTCCATACCACGAATTACGACCACTTTTTGAACAACCAATTCGCCATGTTGATGATACAACTATTTTTGCTTTGGTTGATTCGACTAACTCTTTTAATAATGCCAACGGTCTGTCAAACAGCTCACTTTTTCCTTTTGCTTCTAACAAATCTTTTTCTGAGTTCAACACACCGTCAACATCAAGAAAAATCACTTTCATATAATTTCTCCAATCAATTCAATAATCCTTTTTCATATTTTTCTAGTTTCTCAACAATTAAGTCGTTTGGTAGAAAATCTTTACAAAAATATGCAGTTGCAAATGGACTTCCCTCTATTGTAGAATTCATGTTTTAACGAAGGAGTGTGATAAATTGGCAAACAACATTGGTTATTTAACCAGTAGTAAAACGCTTGAACACCAGGAATTATATACACCATATTATGCGGTTGAACCAATCGTAAAATATATACCGAAAAGTTATAGAATATGGTGTCCGTTTGATGCTGAATGGTCTTCGTTCTATCAAACATTTAGGGAAAATGGATTTGATGTCATCAGATCCCATATAGATGAAGGGAAAGATTTCTTCTTATATGAACCTGATGACTATGATGTGATAATCTCAAACCCACCATTCAATATCAAAGACCAAATTCTCGAAAGATTATATAATCTCAATAAACCATTTGCAGTTTTGCTACCACTGAATACTTTACAGGGAAAAACTAGATATAAATATTTCAAAAATGGAATACAAATACTCAGTTTCGACCAACGGATAGGATTTCATAATAGACAAAACATGAATTTTATTTATCTATTGTGCCAACATACATATGGATATTTTTCAATATCTTTTAGTGTGCCTCCATATCTGCTTTATGGAGAAGCATGATTTTGTCGTACAGCTCATCTCCCCATAATTTCTTGTATTTGCTCTGCATCTTTGTGTTATTATCTTTCTCCCAGAAGTACGGGAACATATGCCACTGGATCAATGCAAGAATTTCAAGCCTGTCATTTTCCTCTACAAATCTGAGATATCTAACCGCATCATATGCAGATACAAGGTGATGCTGGTAGTAATGTGCGTATTCACAAGGATTGCCTTTACTGTCTTTATACCCTTTTGTAAAAGATTTTCCAATATCATGAAGCAATGCTGCCGTACATAAATTGAAATCCGGCGAATCCATTGTCATCGTGAGAGCGTTCAGATAACATGCGATGCAATGATTTCCGATGGATAACTGATGATGCGGATTGTCATGGTCAATATTACAAAGTCCATTTGGCATTTCATAGAACAATTTTGTTAAGCTATTTCCATTTATTATTGCGTGTTTTAAATTAAAAATAATAGAGTCCCAACCTTCATAATACTGTGGTATGTAAATGTTTTTGTACATTCGTGCAATCGCATATTCCGGTACAACTCTGTCTCTCTTTTTGTTCTGTTCAAGACACATTTTATATGGAGTCCATACAAAATAGCAAACTTTTCTGCAATCAATCTTTTTAAGTTCACGTAAGAATGCCATTCTCTTTTTATAACTGATATTACATGCATCATAAATTGCACAACCGTCTGTCCCCTGATGTTCTATCAGATATTCCTTAATTCTTCTATGAAGCGTTTGAAATACTTCTTTATCCTGATCCATACACTCTTCTGAACCAGTAAGTTCTTCTCTGATACTATCTGACGAAAAAATTGTACCATGATACGTGTCCTTTATATCTTTCGCCAAAGTAGATTTTCCACTTCCAGGCAAACCGACCATCATCACGAAAGTTGGTTTTTCCATTACTCTTCCTCACTCTCTTCAAAAATTTTCTTATAGTCTGTTACACCCATTTCGTTAAGTTTTCTATAACCTGGGCATTTATCACTTCCATATTTGATATAATTGTTTTCTATACCAAAATACTTGTTTCTGACATATGACTTAAATTTCGGTGGGACATTTTCATGTACCCAAATCATAAAGGTCTTTCTGTCAGATTTTGGAGCTTTTGAGTACCATTTGGAAGTTTCTGATTCCATGTCTGAAATATATCCTCGAACAATTTTCTCAACTATCCGTACTCTTGGTTTGTATGCTGCCGGAACTTTGCTATATAAATCATCAACCTTATCTTCTGCCACACTCTGAATAATCAGATTGATTGAAGAAATTTTTGACAATACTCTATGGATCTGTGTATAATCATCGCCTTTCACTTTAATCATGTGACCATCAATGTTAATTACAAATCCTTCCATTTCATCCGACTTGATTGTTTTGACTTCTTCCAATACTTCATCAAAAGTTTTGTCAAAAATCTCTGTCATCGGCACATGATATTTAGCAGCATATTCCGCAACTTCTTTATAAGAATATTGTCTGCCGGTATTCACATCTCTAATACCAATCAGATACAATCCTTCTTGCTCTTTCGTGTATTTGACAACGTGTGCATCTGGCAATGAAATATATTCGTAGATAAATGTAAGACTTGGATTTTCTTTTGCCATGCATTTATTATTGTCTGTTAGTCGTAAAATTCCATCGGCTAATCTCCACGACATATCAGGGTTAATCGCCTGACTGCCAGACATGAAGATTTCGCCGTTATACCAACGTACACACTGCATACTTCCATCAAGTTTATTTGTGATTTCAACAGTTTTTGCATTCTTGATTTCTTCTGTCACGACTTTTATATCATTTTCTGGACACTCGTTCAAGTTTCTGAACTTCTTAAATGGTGCAATAACAATTTCCTCTGTTTTGAGATTGATTACCACACTTCGGCACTCCAAGAAAAATCCATTATCTGCATTCCAGAGGTCTTCAACAGTAATTTCGTATTGACCATCACCGGCTGAACTGAATTTACCATATCGGACAAGGATAAGATCCCCCTCCTGATTTATTTCAAGATATTTGATTTTTTCTTTGGCTGTTTCATCGTTGAGTGTTTTAATCCAGTATTCTAAGCATGATACCGTTTTGGTAGTATCATTCTCTTCAATCTCATATTTTCTGTATTCAACTTTGCCGAACTTTTTCAAATAATTATGTTTGATGTTCATTGCAAAATTAAAAACTGGATTCCATTCAAACATTGCTAACTCCTTTCTTAGTATATCATATTTTTATATAATGTCAACATTTATTTTGGTTTGTTTATGCTAAAAAATACCCTTTTTCCAATACTTCAATATAGTATGATTTCTTCCACCATTCAGTACACTCGCCTATATGACCATAACAATCATATTCAAGTTTTACTTCATACATCGGTTCTTTTAACTCATAGTTCGGATTATACTTTTTCATTTCTTCTTCATATCGGTCAGAGATATCCGTTGCACTGATAATTCTTCGTATATAATGCTCAACTAGATTCACTTAGAAGCCCTCCCGGTTTTCTTCAGAATATAATCAAGTGTTCTTGGTGTATACATCATATATGGCAACATACATCCTACATTATATGCATTCTTCATCTCTTCATTATGTAAGATATTGTGTGTCGGCGTTTTTTCGTCTTCACTCAAATTATTATGTACATGACCGTATAAATGATAGCTGCCTCTATGTGACTGATCCCACACTGCTAATGGATAGTGGCAAAGTACAACAATTCTTCCTTCATCATTGATTCTTTTTAAATCATAGATTCCCTGGAACAATTTCTTGCATTTTCCATCTTTAATCCAGCTATCATGGTTTCCAACAATCAGATATCGGTTCTTACATTTAATCTGTTTAATCAGTTCTGCAGTCTTATCTGGCTTATACCATGACACATCACCTAACAAATAAAGATTATCCTGTGGCGATACTCTGTTATTGATATTTGCGATAATCGCTCTGTCCTGTTCTTCTAATGATTCAAAAGGTCTGTGGTCAAACCTTCTCATTGCATTTTCATGTCCTAAATGCAAATCTGCAATGTAAAAATTACTCATAATCTAGCTTAATAGTCCTCCTTAAAAAATCCTTTCTTTCGTGCGCAATCTGGGCAATAATTGTATCTACCATAAATTATTCTTCCACACTTTCTGCATTGATGCCCCTTTGAAATTGATGTGCCATATGGTGTGCCAAGTGCAATGTAACACGGCTTACAATATGTATAGTTATCGGCGCAATATCCACCACATCTCTGACAAAATCCCATTTTTATTCTTTTCCCTTTCTCTTATTGTAGTCTTCCCACGGTATTCTTACTTTGTATTTATGACTCTCATAGTATGTTGTGCTTACACCACATGTTTTCGCCCAGTGGTCAAGAATTTCCTGTAATCTTTTTATTTCTCCATCAGAGATATCATCATATGCATCTTCGTATAAATCTTCGGTTGCCTGTTCTGCAATACTCTCTGCATTTATACTCATTTCTACTGGCTCAGTTACCCACACATATTTCGGGCGAACATCTCCATACTCTTCGTGTTCATTTTCCCAGTCATCGAAAAACTCTTCCCAGTCATTAAAATAACCATTATCATGTGTGTATTCTTCTGAAAAGAAATATTCATAATCTTTCTGTTTTTTCTTTGGTAAAATTGGTGCTTTCTCAAATTCTTCTCGCTTTTTCTGTTCTCGTAATTTCTCGTCTATAGCTCTTTGCTGTTTACAATCATGCTTTGTATATCCACGCTGAATTACTTCTCCACACAATTTACATCTGAGAATCACACCATTAAAACAATGTTGACAAAAAGTAATCGCTTGATGTTTATATGGAAACCATACTTTTCTGTCTGGATCATCAGATAATCCATACTGGTTATCTCTTATCACCATACCAGTGCCATGACAATAAGGGCAGATTTCCTCATTGTCATGTAAGTCTTTTACCAAATTAGCATTAACAAGTTTTTGAATATATTCTTTATCGGAAACGATGACTCTCTTTGGTTTTACAAATTCTCCCATTTGTAATCATTCTCCTTATATTGAAACTGCTTTATTCAAATAATCTGCAACTTCCAGAAGTGCTTTTTCGCCACTGAATACTATAACTCCATTTGCTTTAAGCATATTTTCAACGGCTTTTAAGCTATGTGCCATCTGCTTAGATTCACTACTTCTCTCATATGTTTTATACAAATTAAGGAATATTGTTTTCTCCGGGCGTTTGTTTGAATCGTCAACAACTTCTGCAATTGAATATACGCCTTTAATTCCGTTAGTAATACCGTACAGAACATAGTCAGAAGTCTCTCTTTCATGGACTTCTCTCAGTCTGTCTTCTTCGCTCCAATTCTTCACAATTGGATTGTAATAGTCGCATTTAAGTAATGGCTGCAACTCATCTCGCCATTTCCAACCGGCACATGTACCACCTAAAAATACTTTCATTTCTATCTACCTCGCACATCTTTATTGTCAGTAATCATCTTTTTCCCTTTGCAAACTGGGCAAACTTTAATACCTCTAACACCTGGCGCAATCTGGCACATTCCAGTCCCCTTACATTTTGGGCATGTTTGCACTGCAACTGTCGTATCAATTGTTGTCTGATATTTAATTTTTTCACCTAAATGGAATTCGTCATCTCCCAATTTGAAAGTTACATTATCAAGTCCATATTCTACTGAAAATGTACTTTTGACTTTCCTTGCCCAATTAGCCATTTTCATAAAACATTCTGGTGTTTCTTCAAATCTAATTGTTTCCCACGTATCTTTTGCTAAATCATGATAAACAATGTAGCCTAATAATTTACCATCAAATTCAACAATACAATCGTTTGATTTAAAACCAACAATTTTTCCATGCTCTCCCAACCTTGCTTCCTCTGGAATACGTTCTGTATTTTTGACAACAATAACTTTGTCACCAATATTAAAGTGTTCCATAGCTTTTGTTCCCAACTATTTACCTCCTATCACTTTACATACATATATCCGCAATATGCAAACATAATTCTTCTGGTATAACACTTCTCTGTACAGCACCTTTTAACCCTTGTGTGCCCGTTTTACTTCCTCTGGGTGCTTTCTCATGACATGGATCACCATTATGGCACATTGGCTTAAATTGAGGATTCGGGTGGTTAGTCCATATATCCGTAGGCTTCATTCTTGTGTCACCATACTGGCAGTATGTAACTGTGTATCGTGGCAATCCTTGCATGAAGTCCATTTTTCTCATACCGCCTCTAGGATTTTCGATGAACCAATACTTAGGCTTTAATTCTTTGATAAGCTCCAATGTATGTTTTACAAGATCATCAGATAGCTTTGCAAAATCACTTACAGGATCAAGACTGCCGGTTTCAGCATTCTTCTTTCTATGATGTGATATTGCAGCGATAGAATAACTTGTACACGGTGGACTTGCCCATATTACATCTGGTCTTCCAAATTTCTCAATAATATCTTTTGCCGATACTTTCATGATATCCGTATACCAATCTATGTTTTGATTTGGTTGTTTGTAATCACGTAATATACGCAATTTGAGAAAGGAAGTAAAACTACAATGAAGTGTTTAGATTTATTTAGCGGTACACGTAGTATCGCAAAAGCCTTTGAAATCAAGGGTTTTGAGACTTTCACGATAGAACTTGACCGACAACATAAAAACATAGTTTTATTTAGTTTTCTGGCTGTTTGTAACCTCAATCTGGCACGATTTCATGACTTCAAGTGCTGCTTTATGCTTCTTAGTAGTCACACCAGCACAACAACTTTCATCAACTGAAATGTTCCAGGACGGGTAGAACATTCGTAATGCAAGTGCATTTGACACTACACAAATATCAGTGCAAAGTCCCACCAACTCAATACCGTATTCATCTACAGTGTCGAAAATATCTTTCCAGTTCTCATACCCAAATGTTACCTTGTCAATAAATGAGCAGTCTGGATATTCTTTGCAGTCATCAACTAGCTCTGGAATAATTCGCCATCCCTCTGTGCCATAGATACAATGTTCAACTGGCAGATTCTTACCTTCCAGTGTTTCCAGATAATTTTCTCTGTGTGTATCTCTAGTGAAGATGATCTTATCGCCACGCTCCATGTATTCGGTAATTTTAGCTTTAACTTTACTTACAATGGCTTCTGCATCTTTTGATCCCAGAGAACCACGCACAAAGTCCTCCTGCATATCAATGACAATCAATACTCTTTTCATTCTTCAAAACCTCCATTTTCTTACAATTAAGTCTTCTTTGAATTGCATAGCAACTACCCTGGCAGTCACTACATTTAACATTTGTTTCTAAAAAGAAATCACACTTAGCAACCCTATTACAAATCATATAGTCTTGTGTGGCTTCTCTTCCTTGCATAGATACGATGTGTTGGCAAATCAATGTACCATCGTAGAGTTTTTCACCATAAAGACAACTATCACATTTTCGCATTTTTCTTACCCTTACCATATTTCCTGATGAATTCTCTTACCGGCTGCAGATTGCCAAACACCTCTGTAGCACGATTTTCTTCCTGATGCTTGTATTTCAATACATCTTCCATATCATTTTCTGTTGGTCTGTAATATCCACTACCATTCTGAATGTTGATGATGACAGTTTTCTTTCTTGCCTTACTTATTAAATCTCGCATAATTCTGTCAGAACATCCAACCTTGATTGCCAAATCATCTCTACTAATGGCGTTTTCTCTACCATATGGAATATACTTCACAATATCATCATACATATTGTTTCTCCTTTATTTATGCTTGTTTTAAGCATTCTTTGAAATCACGAATCCTATTCTGAGCAATGTCAAAATATTTATCGTCCATTTCAATTCCAATATACTGCCTGTTTGTATTAAGTGCAGCTACACATGTACTGCCACTTCCAACACAATTATCAAGTACCAGTTCACCTTCATTTGTATAAGTCTTGATAAGATACTCCAATAATCCAACGGGTTTTTGTGTCGGATGAATGGCTGATTTCTGAATGTCTTTTGAGAACTTAATCACGGATCTAGGATATCTTTCTGTACTGTCATATGTAGTCAGTCCATATTTCTCATAATCCGTAGTCTCTTTACAATTCTGCTTATGTTCCGCTTTGCTTACTTTTCTTACATGTCCAGTCGTTTTCTGAGGATTGTATGTAGGCAATTTCTTATAAAATACGCAAATATCCTCATGCGCCCTAAGTGGCATTTTCTTAGCATTCAAAAATCCTGTCGGTTGTGTTTTCTCCCACACAAGATTGTACCGCCACATTTTTCTATTACTTTGCATTAAGTCAGCCGTGAACATTCCGTTTGCGAATAGTACGATTGCACCGTTATCTTTAATAATTCTGTTATATTGCTGCCATAATGGTTCAAACGGTATAACAGAATCCCATTTATTCCGGGCAGTCTGCCCAAACGGAAGATCACACAAAATCATATCAACACTATTCGTTGGAATATCTTTCATCAATTCCAGGCAGTCACCTTTATATATTTCGTTGACTTCCATTACTACTCCTAATAACTATTTTATTTGGAATAGCTTATTTAGCCGTTTTCAGACAAAATTATGAGTAAATAATAGAAGTCTTAGTTTCTGGAATCACCTGTATTACGGTGTTCCAGTATCATAGATAAAATAGTTATTTTGTCCGTTTCCACTCTTCTTCATGGATTTTCTCTTCAGAATATCCTCGTCTTCTGAGTTCTCTTTTCGCTTCGTTTGCAATACTTTCTGGGATATAATCACCAAGATGGTCGAAGCATGTTTTGTCTGAATCTTTTTCAAAATCCCACATATTAAATACCTTTTTCTACTACTACAGCTTGTTTACCAAGTTCCTCATATCTCTGATTAAATAAATCTCTCGGATATTCTTTAATACCTTGTAACGGATCAGAAACAATACACGTATTATTGTCCTTGTCATATCCAATTAGCACCATACAATGTTCATTTGCACGCCATGCTATTTCTTTACCATCAATGTCCCATGTAATATTTCTGTATGTTTCTTTCAGGTCAATAGTTGACCAAATTACTACCGGCTTGCCATCTTCTACATATTTGTATAAATCATCTAATGACAATCCGTATAAATTGTATACTTTGAAATTACAGCCGTTCTTCTCACTGAAACTCTTCGCTGCATCTGCAATCACATTAGAGAAACAACCACACGAATGAATATCATATGGTGATCCTATAAATTTCTCATTCGGATCTGTATCTCCAACTTCGCCACATTCCAGGTATTCATCTGCTAACTGAGTTTTACTGATATCATATCCATAGTAATTGAGTACAGTCGCAAGTGAAGTAATTTCGCAACCTGTAGGAAGTTCTGGTAACTGTAGGACTGGCTCAACATCCAATTTGAATTGTGAATTGGATTTTTGCACAGTATCATTTTCTTTTTTGGTTGTCTCAGATGTAGATTTATTCTTTTTCTTACTCTTCAAATCAAAATTGAGTGTTACGGTACAGCCATTTTCAGTGGTTTCTTTATTAAAATCATTAAGCTCATATTCACCACCAATATCTATATCTGTGTTATCATTTCTCCACATTGTTCTTTTTACTGTAACATATGGATATTTAGATTTACTTTCTCCTGCCTTGCAACCAACCAAAGAAAAACATAAAAGTATGGCAAAAATTCCAACTATCATCTTTTTCTTCATTTTCTTCTCCTACTCTACATTCCTATCCCTTGCAGCCGACCTAAACATCATCAGCAGCATTTCTGAAATAGGCTTTTCTCTGTTCATTCTTTTAGCTTTCTTTATGGATTTCAAGTCGTACCAGCTCCCGGAGTGGCAACGACCACTGGGAACTAATACACCAACACCATACGGAATCTCTTTCTTGACCTCATCGAATACTTCTTTTGGCATCACGTAGTAATTCCAATCTCCGATGAAGTTATGCCCATTTTTAGAATGGAAATCTGCTACGGAAGACTTGACCTCATAACAGTAAAAATCTCCCTTTTCGATTCCTCCAACCGTGTTATTTACTGGCTTGAATCTCATATAATCAACTCTTTTGGCATTCTTGGTTCTGTAGTCAAACGTGACTTCTCTTGACCAATATATCCTAGAGTCATTGCGTGGATTTATGTGTTTCTGAATTGACAGAGACAGAATCTTTGTAATTTCTTTTCTTTTATCTGTCTTCATATTTATCCATCAGCACATTCTTCTGATAATCTGTTGGCTAAAGCAGTGATACCTTCAACTTTGTACATAAAGGCTAAAGCAATATCTTTTTCATAATCGCAGCCATAGTCAACATCTGGTATTTCGGATTCAATAGTTTCAAGAGCCACACGCTTGACTCTATCACCTGTCATTTGAACCATTTGCGTTTCCTCCATTATTACCGCTTGTTTATTAAAAAACAAAAACAATTTATTTTTCATTTATTTGTAAACCTTAAATCATAATATTTCTCTGCAATATCGGGGCATTGCTGTTCAAAATATTTTGCGTATTTCATACATGATGACTCTTTACCATTCGTTATGCAAAATTCTCTGAATGTCTTCTTTTTAAAGAAACTTGGTTGATTACACCATCTGGCTATGTCTATGTACATTCCTCTGAATGGTGATTTCTCGTAATCCATGTATCGCATAATATATGGTAAACACTTATATTTCATCAAAATGCTTATTCTCTCAAACAAATCTGCAATATCATTTTTCCAAAATTCATCTGAATAAATACCTGGATCATTATGATTAAATCCACAAAATACATAAAACCTACACTGCTTATCCGTATGCTCCCTTATCATTTGCAGTTTCTTTTCTATGATTTCTCTATCCTTAATATTGTCAAATGCGAATGTGTAATCTCCATACCAATTTGCCTTATTGAAAAGATACTCACACTTCTCATCTGTCAACAGTCTTTCGTCCATACCTTGCTTGAAATAAAATTTGTGACCTGTAGCAATCAGTTCATCAAATACTTGCTTCCAGTCTTTGCAAGCGAATATATTGTCATCAAGCAAACAAATATACTTTCGTGTCGGATCATAAAATTCTTCAATCCTGCTATGAACACTTGCTTTCTTATAATTCTGATTCACACAAAACTTACATTGTCGTATACAACCTCTTGTAGTAAAACCTATGCTTACATCGGTGTATTCCTTTAAATCCTTCGGCTTTACACCTTTCTTAATCTGCTCTTTCACAAAATCATCATATAAATGATAATCAGGGAAAATATGCTCAATGTCATCAGGCAGCTTTGGAGCTTTATCATAATAGAATCCTGTTCCACCGTATTCCACATTTTTCATATTCAAAACTTCTTCTGGCACTACTGTATCAGTAAAAACCTTAGAAATTAGAATTTTATGAAGTGGAGGATTTTACCTAAAAACAATGAAAATTGCGATAGTTGATGCCGATTTAATAGGGCGAAAGAACCATAGATTCCCCAACTTAGCATGTATGAAGCTATCTTCACACCACAAAATGTTAGGAAATGACGTTGTTCTTGAACAAAATTACAACAATTTGCACAATTATGATAAAATTCTAATTTAATCTAGTAACGCTTTGTCAATGATCTGGAAGTTGGCTCTGTGAATATAAAGAGCTTTACCATCAATCATGAGTTTTGTCATCTTCGGTAAATCGTCTGGAATTTCCCAGTATACTTCATCGCCTGAATAAGCTGTTATAGGCTGTCCAAGCTGAGATTTTACAACAACAATTCTTGACTTACCAAACATGTTTTTGTACTTGTTTACGATACCGGCAATATATGTATTGTCTGCAATGCTGCCATTTGTATTGCTGTAGATATTTTCCTGCTGAAAATCAACTTCTGCATTAAGTCCTTTCTGCTCAAAAATGCATGTATCTCCGCAACTTTGGATTTCTTTGCCATCAATATTGATAGTAATTATAGATGACAGCTCATAGCCAGTAATGATATCGCCAGAACTATCGTAGCTTGTTGTTTCAACTGGATTTCCTTCAATATTGATTTTATCGCCGGTTGTTGTCATTACTTTGTTACCATAATTGTCATATGTATCAATTACATATCCATTACCGATAAGACTACCCTTTAAATCGTTAATGGCAGAATCCAACATTGCACAACCTGTCATTGCACACAGTAACGTCACGCAAGCAATAACGCCTACGATTTTCTTAATGTTTTTCTTCATCTTTCTGTTCCTTCCCTATAGATTTATATTTTTCTGTATTTCTACATTCTTTCTGCTTATCCTTTAGCTTCTGTTCTGCCTTTTTTAGTTGCTCCCGGAGAGACTTCAATTTTTCTGTGATCTCTGGATTAACTTCTTTCCTTTCTGAATATCTGAACATTTCATTCGTTATATTAAATGCTGTTGCTATAGAGTCTGCAAATCGTTCAATACTTTCATAGCTCTTTATCTGCTTTTTCAATGACTTAACATCATGTTTCTCTGAGTAACAATAAATATTCAAATATTGGCGTTTCCGCTTGGCGATTTCATTTTTTCGTTTCTTCTTTTCTCTTTCTTCTTGCAAACGATCTTCATATTCTTCTCTTTCTAAGATACTGGCATGTACTGACTCAATATAGTCTTCGACATCTTCATCTCCATCCCAACTTGTACAGGGCGGTTCAATTGGTTCTCCACCATAGCAAACCATACCGCCAGGGCAAAGACCTTCATCTGGTAATGGGCAAATGCTACAATCATCTATTTCACTCAATTTCACTGAACTTCTCACCAACACTTTCGACTTTCCAATCTCTACTTACAGCCCATGTAATTGCCTCTTCTCTTGTGGCAAACAGTTTCGCTAAAACTGTTCCAGTTGATAAGTTCACCAATCTATATCCATTACTCAACGCTGGAATCTTTGATTTGTTTTTCGCTAAAAAGAACCAAAAATCATAAGTGCTTTCCCCGGGTTGCATATTAGGTTTTGAAACTAAAAAAATATTTTTAGACTGTTCCCCAAGCACTTCGTTGATATCTAGTAAATCTTTTGAATACAGGCTTAAATCTCCTGTAATTGGATCGATCTTCTCTGCTTCCATAGGTTTAAATGCGATTACCGCCCACTGTGGAATATCAAGAAATTCTGTTGATTCATCTACAATATTGAAGAAATCCTGTCTGTTGACCATTCCATATTCATGTGCCTTTTCAATGATTGCTTTCATTGCTGCATCGTCTTCTACTTCAAGCACAATCTTAGTAAAACTACCACTAATCCACTGAGCAAAAAGTTCTTTGTCAACTCTTGCATTTGGAGTGATTAGATAATCGTTGTAAGTTTCATTTGATGTGATAACATTTCTTTTAAACCACTCACAAAAGAATGAGGTAGCTCCATGTGCTACCATAGCTCCCAGTTTTCCAGGACTCATGTTTAAGCTCTTGTTTACTACAATTACTTGTTTATACATTGTGTTTCCTTTCATTTATTATTGTTTGATTGTAACGAATTTTAAAACTCTCTTCTCATTACGAGAGCTTCAATATCTCGCTTAACCGCAAGTTCCGCTTTTGAACACCTTGCATCCATGCTTTCAATAGCATCCTTGTAGTCCGCATTGTTTCTTTCAAGCATCTTAATTGTGCCACGATATTCGTTAATCAAATCTTCATTGTTTTTAATAATTTCCAGATATGCGGATTTTTCTTCTGCTATTTCTGCGCGTTTGGCTTCCAGAATTTTATTATCTTCTGCCAGCTTATCAAGATTCTTCTGAATAAATTGCTTGTTGAATTCTTCGCCAACATACAATTCAACTTTGTATAGTGTAATGACCTTTGACTCTGTTAAATCGGTCAAAATAATCCATGTTCCTGATAAATACACATTAACTGGATTATTGTCACGGTTTCCAACTTTTCCCGTGTAAATTAGTTCTGAGTGTTCACACATCTTGTTAATGTCATCAATGATTTTGTCCTCATTCTGAGCTATGTAAATATTGATGTCAATTAACTCATCTCTTCCGGCAATTCTTTCGGCGTAGCGAGTCATTGCATGTTTAGTTATTGCCATTCTTTCCAATTTTCTGTTTCGCTCCTTTTCCTTCGACTGCTATTACATTCAAACAGAAGTCGATTATTTCTTTCTTCTTTTTGTTGAAATCCTCGATGTCTTCTGGATTCAGTGCATTTATGTTTTTCAATACAGCACCAGTACCTAACTTCACTCCATCAATGACACCTTGATCGTATGAACTTTTCTTGATATCTGTAAGCTCTTTATCAGTAAGAAGTGTTTTATTGCTTTCAATTCTTATCATGTTTATTCCTTTCATTTATTATTGTTTGTTTATATTTTTATTATATACTTTTTTTGGTGGTTGTCAAGTCATTTTAGAAATATTTTAGATTTATATATAAAAATGGGCATTTCGCCCATTTTTATTTAAAATAGAGAACATCCCTGAGACTTAAATTGTCTTATATATCCATTCCATTTTTTCGCATCAATATGAAGTTCTTTCATCAGACATTTTTTACACATGAACCGAGTTATATTTCGCCCATGCATTTTTAGGTTCATAGCTATTGTATCTTTGTTTCTTATATTTTTGCCACAACATGTACATTTCTTATTGAAGTATTTTTCGGCAATTTCGTAACTGTCGATGCCTTTGTATTGCATGAATTCTTCGATTACTTCTTTTGTTGGTTGTTCTCTCACTACTCCACCATTCCAACAGTATTGATATTCTTTTAGTGTACAGTTCAAGGTACACCATTTCCCATGTTCAATGAAATCTTTTGTAAGAATCCGATGCCAACGATCATACATTTTGGGATAGAAATATTTATCAAGATACCATGTTGATTTACCGCTATACGGACACGCTATTGCGCAGCCTACTCTTTTATACCCTTTTTTATATTTAGGATTTACTTCAAGATTATTTAAAATGATATAGCACCATATTTCCAATTCAGTCCACTTTCTAATAGGAAGTAACTCGATCCATTTTCTATCTCCCCATTTAGGATTATGTTCAATATCTTGTCTACTGGATCTTGCATTACTTTCATCATTTCTTACACCCATAATCCATATAGCTTTTTCTACATCGTCAAAATGATTTATATGATTACCTTCTTTGAATAGTGAGCAACATGCTCTACTAAATCTGGTAGGAATAAAGTCTTCACGTTCTACATATTGATAAAATCCTTCCGGCGGTGTTGTGATAATCCAGTCATTTTTATACTTATTAACAATCTTATATGTATCTGCACAATCTAAGGTGGTATTATTGAAAACTGTTTTGACTGTGTGATTGCTTAATCTACACAAATGTTCAGTCACAATACTATCTTTTCCAGTTGATTGCAGCACATATGGAATATACCCATTATACTTCTCTATTGTCTCATTTATAAGTTTGATGCTTTCCTGTTCCTTCTTTTGAAAAACTGGTTTTATTGGAGGAAAATATGCAACCTATATATGAAGATTTAATAAAAATGTGGAAAGAAAACGGTTTTGATTATGAAATATATCCTGGTACTTTTTGGTTAGATAATTCAATCGTAAAAGCATATGATAAAAAGGGCAACTTGAAGTATTTATATAAGGTAATGATTGCTGATGATTTATCTGTTACCTTTAAGAAACACTCAAATTGCCCCGATTATACTGATTTTAATTTTGAAACATGGGAAGAAACTGCCAAAAGGATAAAACCAGTTTTTAATTTACCCGTTTTGTACACGTAATACTTCTTTATCTGTATCGTGTACAATTCTTTCGCTTGCGCATTTCACACATTTAATACGCCATTTGCCATACTGACGATACATGTTTTTGCCCCGTGTCTTTTCATAATGCCCGAATCCCGGCTTTACATATTCTCCGCAGCAATAGCAATATCCAGGATATTTATTTCTTGACATAATCATGTTCCTCCGTTTCTTTTGGCTTAAAGAGTTCACATACATCATGTGGTAGTGTCTCATTGACTATGCCACTATCTGTTAGAAATACATTGCATCCGCACGATTCTTGAAATTTTGTGTGCATTTTTTCTACTTTCCAACCAGACACACATCCCATACCACCAACTGTCCCGACATATCTTGCAAATAAATTGAGCTTGCAAAAGAATCTACAGTTTTTACATTTCTGTTCCACCTATTTCACCTCAATCCAATCATTCTGGCAGATATTATCCATTGTGAATCCTACATTTTCTGTACCTCTGATATCCAGCTCTTGACCGTCCTTACAATGAATCATGATAGTCTGGTATTCTTCAGACCAATACCAATAGCCTGTCCAGTCTGGGCGTTTGATTTTCGCACCACGTTTCATCAGTACATACGCTTCATTGAATCCCATTTTATCACTTCTTTCACTATTCAAAATATCTTCGATTGTCCAACGGATTTTTGTACACTCTGATGCCTCCGCATTATGAATATGCATACCTAAAGCATTGTTCTTTTCAAAACACTTTGATGCGAATTCTGTTCTCTGTTCTTCTTCCTTTGTAATCCATTTTAAGAGTTTTTCTAATTTCCCATTTTCTGCACTTTTACTATCTACAGTATCTACCATGCGGATATTCGTTAAAATCTGCATGATATTCCACGGTTTTCCATCAAATTCTTTATCAACACCAATAAATCTTGCTGTAAGATCTTTTATCGAAACTGCTTCGTCTGATGACATCATTCTTTCTTCATAAAACATATCTGTGTCTGTATTTTCGTATAATCCTGTTGACATCAGATGCTCTTTCATCTCTTCTTTCGTCATTCAATTTTCCTCCATTACCATTCCACAATTGCACCTTTATCGTAGTTGAACACTTCCCGAATATTTTTAGGTACATCATTAAATCTTGCCAATGCGCCTTTATGTACAAAGAACAAATCATTGAGCATTACATAGCCGGACTGTATCAATCTCAAAATCATCGGAAAATAATCGTTGTCAACACATTTCAACTTAAACTTCTCGTCATCATATCGTTTGATATATCCGATACCTTCTCCCAGATAGTCCAGCTTAAATTCTTCCACTTTGAATGGAATATGCTGCCCAAAGTATGAATTTTTCACGCATTCTTCAATTTTATTTATATCATATTTTTTATTATTGTCTGTTTTAACAACAACTTCATCATTTGAAAAGCATATGATATCTTCCGGCGAAACAATTTCAGCCAAATAAAGAATGATAAAATGCATCAAATACTTTTCGTATGTAATGTGCCGTTTTGGGTTGCAATTTCCAAGAATCACTTGTCTCACATATTTACTTCCGATAATATGCTCATCATCGGTAAACTTCCGCATAAAGTCTTCCCAAGTATCGGCATTATCAAAAATATCCGGCGCAAATGCTTTCAGTGAGTGGAAATTTGCTTTCTTCATATCAATACTGATAAATCTTTTTCCATCGTTTGTCGGCTTATAGATATCAGACGAAGGAATATGAATTTCTGAGATAGCTTTTGAAATTTCTTTCATATCCATGTTGTTGAATTTTTCATATCCTTCTGTACCTTTGATAAAATTGATAGCTGCATCTTTTGTCTTATTGTAATGCTCATAATAATCCTGTTCACAATCATACGGTTCAATTGATTTCACGAATTTTTGCAATTCTTCTATCGTGTCATAATACATAGAGAATAATTTGATACGATCTGTGAAAAATGGCTCTACAAAAATTGAGATTGGAATATTACAATTTTTGCAAAATCGGCGTTTCAGTTCTGGTGTAAGTTCCATAGTTCCTCCTAATTTAATTCTTCGATGATCTGGTTGAAATGTCTTATAGCTTCTTCGGAAATTTCGTCTTTATAAAAATCACGCCACTGCTGCAGTTTTTCTTTTGTTGTGAATCCACTGCCCCATATGTTTTCTGCCAGTTTATCAATTCGCTCTTTCGTGATATCAGACACAATCTGAGCAATTTCATATGGCACGATAACAGGTTTTCCACCCATTTCTTTTACATGGTCAAAATCAGATTGGCAACTTACTGGAATTGCATCGCTGTATTCTTCATCAAATTCATCAACAAACATTTGCCCGATTTTCTGAACATTACTGTCCCATGTTTTATACTGAAGATTATTTATATCAGAGAATCTTCCTTCTTTCGCAATCTTAATAACTTCTTTGATATTGAGTGTGCCGGAATTAAGAGCTTCGCAAATCATGTCAGCCGTAACTCTACTCATATCCCAACTGTTGCAACTCTTACGATCACGTTCAAGGGTAATATATTTCGGCTTAAAATTATAGCCAAAGTGTTTATCACTTTTGCTCTCAATTGCAAGTCCATTTACAAATACTTTTCCTTGCATATCTTTATCTGTAAATATCCATCCATATGTTGTTTCAATCTTTTCGTGCTGTTCGCTCCCCGGCATATCTAACCAAACATTGAAAAGTTTTTTGTATTCCTCAGACTCTACATTCTCAATTTCAATGATAAGTCCTTCATTTTCTGTAATATTGTCGAAGATTTTGAATGTCAGTACCGGCTCTCCAAATACCTTTGATTTCTCAAAACTGGATATCCAGATTTCGTTTTTACTGTTGTTGTATACGGTGAACGTTTTGCCAATTCTGTTTAACACAAGAGCTGCGATTTTATAACCCTCACCAAACTGACCGACTGTATCTAAATTATCTGTCTTTGTGCTACAACCAAGTAATAATGTATTGATTTCAAGAGATGACTTCGGACTACATAACTGTAATGTCTTTTCTTCCTCATCATATGAAATATCAAACGCATTTTCTGAATCAAGAGTTTCCTGGTCAATTCCATTCTGGATAAGTTCTCTTACGGCATCACAGAAATCCCAGTCAGAAACATAATTAGGTGTTATTGTCAATTCTATTGCTTTATTGTTTTTCATGCTTTTGCTTTTTCCTTTCTTTGTATGCTTTATTTAACTGTTTTTCCAACCCTTTCTTTTCAAGTGGATTTCTACAATGCTTAATGCTCTTTTTAAGCAACTTAATTTTCCTATCGTTATTCATTTCACCATAAGCATTATTGCAATTTGCATACACTTCAGCTAAACTCATTGCAGCAGCCATTGATGTTTGCGATTCTAAAAACCTTTCATATTCACCAAGTATTATTCCTTGCCCATCATAAATGTCTTGTGCAATTGGTTTCTTCAGATCCATACCTAATGATTCCAAAAATTCACGAACTTCCATTTTAACCTCCTAATCTAATTTCCACCACATATCAAATACTCTTCTGTAATTACCACCCTTATGAATTTCACCTTTATAACGCCTTACTTTTCGATTTGTGAGTTTCTTGCAGTATGAAGACATTTTGCTTCTATAGCACCGGCAATAATATGGTGTGGCAACTGTACGACCTCTGCTATCTTCATCGAATTCACACACAGCTCCATATCCATTGTTATACATTTTCTTCAATTTTCTTTTACATCTTCTAGTGTTGTGTCTTCTCTTTCTCCGTTTGCTTTTGTCGTACATTTTGCCAGTCCTCCTATTTCACTTTTTTAATTTACACGCCGGTAAAAATCGCCGGTCTTATCAATGCTCATACATCCAATAGTTGAAACATCTCTCTGCATTTCTGTATTGCACTCTGGGCAGAAATGACCTTCTGAGGTGTATTGTGTGATCGGCATTGTAATATTTTCTTTTCGCCCACAATTAGGGCAGATAAATCCATATGTCATTTATTTTCTCCTATTATTTCGACCAGAAGGAAAATTCTTAACTACAATATATCCAATGGCATATCCATGTGTACCAGCACATATCGTAGGTGAACACCCCCCCCCGGCGAATATACTGTACCAGCTTGACTATTTTTCGTTGATACGTTCCCCATCTTTTTTACTTTTCTTTCTTCTGACAACATATAAGCTACTGTAGCCTCCCATATTACCTAATGGCTGTGCCGTTAAGCATACTGCAATTGCATCAGCATCATAGATTCTATTTCCCTGGCGATATTGTTTGCCGAAGTTAATTTCACCAAAACCACCTACTAACCTCGGCTTCATATCACTCATGGTTTCTCCTGACGATTATTTTCGGTTGTCTTTGCCCCCCCATCATCGTTGAAAGAGTAGGTGCTAATCCTTCTGCAGAATAAACTCTCTTTATTATGTCAAGTCCCTTAATATTTAATCGTCCTAATACTTTTATTTTTGGTTGATTATCAATTGATTTCTGCATATAATCTATCCAACCCTTTCTCAAAAGCTCCAATACCTGAAAAGAAGCTGCTAACTTTTAAGTCATCAAATAAATACGGCATAGCATTGTATAGATTTTTATAAATATGATACAGAACCCCCACACAAATTGAATTGCCAGCTTGTTTATATAACTGTGTATCACTCATTCCAATGGCTTTTGCTTTGTCAAAGTCACTGTCGGAAAAATCCATCAATCTCCAACATTCTCTTGGTGTCAGTCTTCTAATTGCATAATCATCGGTACTTACATTATTTTTATCCTCAATAATCACTCTCTTATCTCCTCCTGCATTGATTGTACGAATTGTTCCACAAAGCCCCCCTTGAAAGATCTCAACCCTTCATCACATCGTCTTTCACAAATATATCGTTCCATTATTATTCCTTTCCTGGTTGTTTAATTGAAATCACACCATTCATTCCTTGATTGCCGAAACCCTTATAGTCTCTTGCAAGTAATGTATTGGCACAGTCCGTAAATTTATCTATACATTTTCCGCATTTACTTATGATTGCTCCTTGCCTGGTATCTGAATAAGATCCCACTGGTGTCTGTCTAGTGAGCCTCTGCCCCCATCTTACAGTGTTTGAATAGTCTTTACGGAGTTTACCAGAGTCAATCATTTCTTGTAATGCTTCTTTCTCTTTGGTTGAATCTACATAGTATTTTGTATCTACATTTTCTTCATCTTCCAAAATATCGTACATGACTGTATTGCTTTCAAAACCTTCTGGAAATTCAAATTTTCCGTTATCAATATCTTTGTTTACGATAATCAGATAAAGTCTCTCCCTGTTCTGAGGGATTCCAAAATCTTTTGCGTTCAAAACTTTATAATAAGTGTTATATCCGTATTCATGCAGTTCTTCGATAAACATATCGAATGTTTCTTTGAATGATTTTCCAACAATATTTTTTACATTTTCGTATATTCCCCACAACGGCTTGTTTGCTCTTACAACTCTTAACCATTCCACAAGTAATGATGAACGTGTCTTGTCAAGATTTTCACTACTACATTTTGGGCATTTATTTCTTCTTGAAAAATGTACTGTAAGTGGATTATATTCATGTCCACAATCTGCACATTGCCACATGCTGCCTTTCTGTTTCCCGGCAACACTGAAATCCTGGCAAGGTGATCCACCACAAATCATAGTAAACGGTTGCATTTCATTTTCATCAATCTTTGTAATATCTCCAATGTTTTTCTCTGCATCAACTTCATGTACAGCACAATATGATTGAGCAGCGAATTTATCAATTTCACAAAAATTTACCAATTCCCAATTTGGAATTGTTTTTTCATTTACTTATGGAACTCGTAAACAGCTAATATAGGTAATTTCAGAATTTATGATTTGATGATAAAAAGAATTACATATTGGTCATATCTTCTGAAATTACTTGCTATAGCCTATTTGAAAGGATGTATAAATTGGAAAATATGGATAAAAAAACAATTTTGTTTTGCATTTATTATTGCGTGTTTATATTTTTTAAAATATGGGATATGACATCAACTGTCCACCCATTTCCTATTGCTGTATATCTTCTGCTATCTGCCACACAATCCGTATAATGATCTGGCAATGTCTGCAGTCGTTCATATTCAAGAGGCGTTAATCTTCTTACCTTGTTATCCTGATATACTTTCTTTGCTAGATTTCCACCATTTCCATCACAAAGTAATGTATTACATTTATGATTCAATCCATATACTTCCTTCGCCTGTCTATGGCTATTCAAATGGATAGTGGCTTTTACTTTTACATCACCGTCATGAACAGTTATTGGATATTTTGTGTACCAATATTTATCTGGTACTTCATTTGCCGGAATAACAATATCTTTCAGTACAATTCCTCTATCTTCTGGCTGTTTTATGTTCGGTATATTCGTCCAGTACAACCGCTTTCGTTCTGCTGCACATACAAGAGCTGAGTTAATCATTATTGGTTCTACACCTAATTCTTCTGATATTACATCTGCCCATTTCTTTTCCATACTTGCAACGTTTTCAAGCAGGAAATATTTAGGTTTTACTTCTTTTAGAGCCTTGACATAGTAATAGAATAGACCACTTTTCTCTCCATCAAGTCCTTTTACCTCTCCACGATCATATTTGTAATTTGATAAATCCTGGCAAGGACTCCCACCAATCAACAAATCAAAACCTTCGTATTGACTGAAATCTGCCGTTCGCACATCTCCACATTGTTCAATCTGTGGATAGTTCTTTTGACTTATCTTGATTGCATTTTTCTCAATTTCATATGCCACATATCTCTTTACTGGAATACCAGCTCTTTTTAAAGCTAACATTCCACAACTAATACCATCAAAAAGACTCAATACAGATAATCCTTTTTGAAGTAAATTTTTATTTTGTTTGTCTAAATCCATTGGTTTTACTACCTCCGTTTATTCTTTATATAAAATAATTAAGCAATTCTTTTAATTGCATGTTTTCGAAATGAGCAATATAAGCCAATCATAGAGATTAAGATAAAAATTTACTTTTATCTTTATCCCCATGTGTCTGCCATTGCTTTTGCTACACCTGAGAATGTTTTACTTCTTGCTTTAGCAGTTCTTGGATCGTGAAATGGAATTGCTTTTCCATTTTCATCAAATACTTGTCCAATTCCTGCACCAAATTTAGCTCCACCTTTATATGTAATTATTTTCGGTTCAACTATGTTCGTTGGTGTCAATTTTTGTAATCCTTTAAGCCAAAGACAAGTTGATTTTTTTGTGTGATGTCCAAATTCATACGGCTGAATTATTTGTGTAGGTTTTATCGGTAAACCATATTTTTGTGCTAAATCTGGAAACCACTTTTTTATGTAATCTCCACTGATTATCCCAATTGGATTTTCAATGGAAATTTTGTCACAATCAGCAGTTAAAAACTGGCAGAAGAATTCAATACCATCTCGCTGTCTTCCATCTGCTCTTTTCTTCTCAAAATGCTTTGCACCACTTACAGCTAAATGCGTACAAGGTGGAAATGCGAGAATCATATCCCATTTACCATCAATATTATGTTCTTTCCCGTCCATTGTTTTAAAGCTACAGTTTCCGTTTAATAACGGAAGTACGTTATCTTTTATATGCCACTCCGGGTGATTTCCAGAGCATTCCATAATGTCACAACTAAAAGCATTATGACCTTTTTCTCTAAATGCTTTGCATACTTCTTGTGATTCTTCACAAGCTACAAGAATATCTAATATAAAATCTTTTTTATTTACTTCATTAAAAACCATTGATTTATAAGCCTTTCGTATATTGTTTTGTTACATAGTTAGTATAAAATCTCTCATTTGACTTTCTGGAAATGCCTATATGACGGTATTTCAGAGAATCAAATGAAAAAGATTTTTTATTTCTTCTCTTCATATTTGCTACATCTTGAAATTTGACAACACATTGCTGAACTCATTCCAAGACTAATGCTCCTACATCTTGATTCATCACCATCTAAAAGATAGTGATTTCTACATTTATCACAGAATCCATTCATATCTGGATGATCTATGAATTGCTTTCCTGCTATGTTATCCATCTAACTCTACTCCTTCAATAGCTGCTCTAGCTTCAAGGATAGTCAGATAATCACGCATAGCTCTAAGCTGAATGTCATAGATGCTCATAGGACATGTTGGTTTAAATTCTAGTGTACCGTTATTGTGCTTATCTACCATTGCTTTCAGTTTCCCATAACGAATAGCTGTCTGATAGTATTCCGCTTTGAATCTTTCTTTGTAATCAGCATTATTCATCATTTCTACAGTATCTCTTAATTCCATTTCTCTTAAATCCATTATTTGCTCTCCTTCACAATTCCATATAATCTTTCATCAAGATACTTTTTCAGCAATTCATCATTGTTAAATCCAGTACCTTTATAAAACTCTTCCGCAATACCACCGCCGATAGCTCCTAATGTATCTGAGTCACACTTGAAGCTCAGTACATTTCTGATGAAACTTTCATAATCTTCACTGTCAAGAAAACATCTGATTGCTGCCGGAACACTGCCCTGACAGGTTTCGTCCCATCTATATACTTCTTTCAATTCTTTCATTGACATTGAAACTGGGTATTTATAGTAACTTCCAGCCGGATATTCACGGCTTGCATATTCTTCGATTTCCTTTTTAGATGCACCATTTTTCGCCATCCAACCACATGTAGCCGTTACAACTGCACCCTTAATTCCTTCTTGATGATTATGAGTACACTCCGCTGACATAGTGGCATATTTGATGATATCATCACGACTTTTTGCAAAGTCAATAACCGGCGATACTCTCATTGCAGATCCATTACCACAACTCTTATATGGTTTCTTGCTTTTAAAAATCAACCATTCAAAGAATCTGTCACCATATCCACAATCAATGTAATCATTGCCGAATTCATTGTATGCATCTTTAAATGATGCTTCATTTTCAAGAGCATACTTTGTGGCTACCGATAAAACAGTATCATCTGTGTAGTAACTGTCATCTTGGAATAATTCAATATGTTCGTAATCCAAATCTTTTGGTCTGTTGAATTCCCATTTTGATCCTGCAATATCTCCTAAAATTGCACCGATAATAGCCATTGTCATTCTCCTTTAATATCTTCTTGTCGGTCTACTCTCATTCTTTACTGTTACATTAAAAATGCCTTTCAATAACAGAATTACTAACCAAATTCCTGTTACAATCGCCCATGAAAATGTCAGACCAAAGCACATTGTAATGAGCTTGATAATCCCACAAGTGCAAATCCAACTAATTGCATATATCACTACAAACAACAGAGCGATTAAGATTGCTGTCATGCAGCCATCGCCAATTTTAATCTTCTTTTTCAATTTCGCCATTTCCTGCCTCCATACCAATTTCAACAAGTGCCATTTCAATGACTGTTCTTACATCATCGAGAGAGTGTTCTGATTTATCGAGATTCTTTTCTAAATCAAGGCTTTTATCAAGCCAAGCTGCAAGAAATTTCGATAATCCAGTTGCCGAATATCCACTTACTTCCATTGCATCGTCCGGCACAATAATAACTCTTTTCTTTAAACAGTGAATCAGTCCATCAAAACCAATAACTGATTTTTCACCTTTGGAAATTTCCACTTCCTGACCAAGACTATTCTTATATTCAAGATCAGTTTCCGCCTCAATGATTTCTCCTTTTCTTACTTTCAATACTTCCACTACTTGTTCTCCTTATCTTCACATGGAATACATGCACCATAGATATAATCCTTATTCTTGATATCACAATGCACTTTTACTCTTGCTTTGTTTGTGTCATCTACAGTTCCATGCTTACATTTTTCACACTCACTGGTGTTAATCATTTTCATAACATGCACTCCTTACCTGCTTTTTTCATTACATTCACAAGCATTTCATTATTGATGACTATTTTTCTAATTGCCTCTGCAAATTCTGTTGCACAATCTACTGCAAAACTTTCTTGTACTTCAGCAATATTCGATGTACTTATTTCTGTATGAATTGTCGCATCAACTACATACTTACCGTCTTTAATACTGATTTTTACCATTGCTTTCTACTTCTCCATTTTTGTATTCTGAAATTTTACATTGCATAGATTCTACTTTTGCAAGGTCTGAATGTGTGTAGTTTCTTGCAGCTCCATGTCCATGATTATTTGTCTTTGGGCTACATGAAGGACATGAGCAATGGATTTTACCCTTAATATACTGCCCATCATGTTCATACCACCAGTTCCGGCAAACCGCTACTGCAATACGTTTCTTTCTACGACCTTTTGAAAAGTTCTTCTTTCTTCGCCAAGCTCTGTTTCTCATACATTATCCTCACAATTTTAGCAAAATTTACATGGTATAACTTTTTGCCATGTTTTCTAAATCGTTCTTCTATTTCGTTCATTGGCATTCCTATCATTCCTTTGTATATGCCTTTAAACTCATTAGACATTTCAAAGTCGTTATGTTTATGAGACATTTTTCAACCTTTCCTTTGCAATTTCATAATATTGATTTTTCAGCTCAACACCTATGTAATTTCTATTCTCTTCCTTCGCAACTAAACAGTGTGCGCCACTTCCGCAACATGGATCAAAAACTATATCGCCCTCATTACTGTTATCTCTTATCAGCTCTCGCAATAACTCATGGTTCTTTTCTGTAGGGTGTAATTTGTTTCTTCCACACGGATATTCAAACACTGTATTTTTGCAGTGAGCATTGAATGTACCGCCACGCTTCTTGAACCACACAGCATTTTCAATGCCGGAAAGATAGATATTCTGCCCATTCATAGGTGAAGGATTCGTTTTCTTCCATACAAGCTGCCGGACTGTTCCTTTTCCTTTCTTCTGTTTTTCAGAAAAAAATTTATGAATTTCCGACATCTGTTCTTTCCCACAAAATATTATGATCGTACTTTTTGTAACCTCATAAATCTCTTTTAAGAAGTCTTGTAGGTTAAAGGTCAATATATCAGCATCCTCTTTATCCAGATTCCTCAGCCCATTACTGGAACGATTCACTTCACCATATGGGATATCTGTTAGTGTTAAGTCAAATTGCCCCCCCATCTACGCTATGGAGGAATGACATGCAATCCATATTATATATTTCATTTGTTTTCATTATTGGTTGTTTCCTTTATTATCGTTTGATTATAATATAAAAGAAAAATAGACTCTATTCACTTTTCCTTTACATTATATCATCATTCTTGCAAATGTCAACATTTATTTTTGCTTGTTTATTCTATAGGAACATTGATATATTCCATTACCTTTCTCATTCCCAAACCACCAGATTCAATCGGTTTCATGCAATACTCCCATAATTTCGGGTGTGTTTGTTTTAACATCTGGAATCTGTTTGGTTCTTTTTCGAGGTGGCAGCCAAAGCCACAAAAGATACAACCCGTTCTATTACACCCAGTCGTGCAATATTTTCCATTTTCCAATACTATATCACCATAGACTGATGCATACGGAATTTTCTTTTCATACAGATATTGTAAAACATCTTGTTCAGTCCAAAATCCCATAGGTTGACTCTGTGGGCGTTCTTTTTCAAAAGCATTGCAACCAGTTTTCATATAATCTGTTTTTCTCTTTTGACTTTCTGCTGCCATGAGTCCCAAGATTGGTTTCTTACCAGTTTGCTTCTCGTATTGTAGAGATGGGCGTTTTTTCATAACTGCACAACATTGATCTGATATCTTAAAGTCAGCATCAAGCAGATACTCCCATTTCTTATAATTATAATGCGTAGATAACTTGCCGGTATTATTATCAATGTATGTACCATGAAGTTGCTGCCACCTTGTATTTCCAGGTTTCGCACCATGAACCTTATTTGCCACTTCTTTACTGACGATTGGATATCCATATTCTTGAATAACACTCTTGAAATTCTTTTTTGGTTTTAACCATGTGACATTATCAATCGTTTTCACAAAATCTCTTAATTCTGGATATTCAAGTCCAGTGTCTACATATACCGCATCTATATCTGGGTATAATCCTCTTGCAATATCCAATAATACTGTACTGTCTTTCCCACCAGAAAAACTTACATATACTTCTCCACCATAATAGTTATACCACTCTCTGATTCTATTCTGAGTCTTCGCAATCTTCAAATCCAACGGAAGTGCTTGAAGTAATTTCAAACTACTTTCTGTGTGAATATGTTTTTTATCTTATACCGCAAATCAGCTAAATATCGGCAGTTCTAAGATAAATTCATGCAAATACGTTTAAATAGTGGAGGAATATATTGTATTATGGCAGAGAATACTATTAAAAATGGGGAATTATACCCAAATAACAGCAATACATCAACAGAAAGTGGGGATATTTCTCAGCACAATAAAAAACATATTTTATTTATATTTTTCAAAGTAATCATGCATCGCATTGTCTGTATTTTTACCAGCCACAACACAAGAATACAAACCTACAACTACCGCTACACCAATTAAAGCCAATCCTATTTTAATCATTTGCTTTACCTTCTTTCTTTTCAGCTTCTAACTCTGCAATATGTTTGAGAATTTCATCACGCTTTTTACAGCCGAGTCCACTATAATATGATCTACAGTTATTTGTGTGTTCGCATTCTCTACAATTTTTTACTACCATAATCATTTCTCCTTATCTCAGTTCAACTAAATATTTGATTGTACACTGGTCTTCTTTATATACGATAATTTCATCATTTCTCAACATACTACCAGCATGAGCATGTAAGCAATTCGCACCTGGGCATGTCTTCTGTAATCGTTCATAATTAAAATCATAATATTTACTGTCAAAAGAATGTACATCATATGGCTTTCCATATGCCACATCCATAAGTGCCATAAATGCCGAATTTGAATTTCCTCTCGCCCAGTATGATCCGCTCAAAGATGTATAACCTAACGATTTTCTTGCTTTTGGGGCATAGTAAATACCAAATCCAAACATCTTCCCTGTAATAACCGCATTTGTCGGACGTAAAACAAGACCAGTATTGATGATTGACCACCAGTTCTCATTTCTACTTCCATGCCATAACAGCTTAGTTTTTGAAATATGTTCTTTGTTGACAAACTCATCAAATCGTTTTTGTGTCTTAATATTCTTGACACGCCATGCTCTATAGAATTTATCTCGACAATCTCCAAGCAGACTCTTAATCATTCGCACATCGTCTTCTGTTACTTCCTCAAATTCAAGCCCCATTGCTTCAATAATGGTTTCTTGCTTCTCTTCCACATCATCGGTGTCTGGCTCATCCTGTACTGTATGTGTAACAACCTGACCTCTCATTACATCAAGTAGATCCTGTTCATCTTTGAGAATGCGTGCGAAATCTTCTTTGCTTCTGGAAAGATAATCATTGACATTTCCCATTTTTCGTGGAATTACACTAAACAACTCTAACAAAGTATTATTGAAGTCCTCTACTTCTTCTCGCTGCATGAGCCTATCAATTACCTTCTGTGCTTCGTCCACCATAGCTTGTGTTACTTGCTGAGATGAAACCTTATAGTTCGCCTGGATTTTTTGATGAGCCATATCTTGAAGTCTTTGAACGATTTCTGCAATTACTTTATTTTCAATTTCTTTATAACCGTCTTTTCCTTTTGGTTTTTCTTTCTGAATCAAATCCTGTACAAGATGTGTCTGATCCACATATCCTTTTTTAATTTTCTCATTGTACTTCTTATTCCACTGTGACATTGAATAGGAGGCGTGCTGGCAACTTGCACCAACACGACCATATTCAGCCTCGAAAGTATCACCATGCGGAATCATGCGATAATATTTATTATTATTGTTTGTTGTTACCATAACAAGGTAAACTGGTGATTTCTCTTCCATAGTTACCTCCTACTGTACACAAACAAGAATCTGGATATCCGCATCTCCGAAAACAAATCCAATCATTGCTTTCACATCATCCCAGTCAAGCCCACCTCTACCGCAACAAAGTCGTGGAATAGCAAGTTTTGTAGTCTTGTTTTCTTCCATCTGATCTCTCAGATTAACAAGTGCTTCCATAAGAAGATCTCTATCCGGGCTGTCATAGCTGCTATCTTTGACAACCAGAGAATAAACATTATCAATAAGATATGTCTCTCCACACTCAATCTCATCGTACTTATCAGTCAACTTTTCTTTCAGATTGTATGCCTTCTCAAATGCTGCCGGAAGACCAACCTTAAAATTGAGATCTCTGGAAATTCCTTGTGCTAAGTAATATCCCTGTGGTACTGCCATAATGTTGATTTCTAATTCTACAATCTTCATATTGTTTCTCCTTTATTATTATTTGTTTATCATATTTAAAAATTCTTCTTCTGTAATAATCGGCACATTATTCTTTTTAGCATCACGATTCTTACTCGAAGAACTTTCAATATCATTATTGATTAAATATGTTGTTTTCTTTGAAACTCCACCAGCTACCTTTCCTCCAAGTGATTCGATCTTTTCTTGCAGCTCTTTTCTGTTTGAGAAGATATTAAGGCTACCAGTAATTACAAAGATATTTCCAGCAAAGATATCGGAACTTTTCTCTTCTTTTACAAAATGCATATATGATACCAACTCGAAATACATATCGTTCTTTAAAAATACATTATCGAAAAACTCATAGATACACTTATTTACTTCTGTTCCAAATGACTCCAATTCTGTAAAGTCAAATCTTGATTTCAACGCATTTTCAAATGAATCCCAGTCACCGTCAAACCGTCTGCTAATAATCTTTGCTTTGCTTAATGCGATATTCTGTATTCCAAGTCCAGCAATGAAATTTTCCAATTTCACATTTTTACTCTTTTCAATAGCAGAAAGTAATTTTGCAAATGATTTTTCTCCCATACCTTCAAAACCAACGATTTCATCATGGTGGTTTTCCAGTTTGTAGATATCTAAAATATTCTTGATAATCCCGGCATCAATGAATTTTTCTACCGTTTTTTCAGAAAGACCATCTATGTTCATACATTCTTTTGATGCAAAATAAGCAATCTTTCTAATATTTTGTGCTGCACAATCAATGTTTCTACAATATAATGATACGCTTCCACCATCTGAACACTGAGTTGTAGTACCTCCACAAATAGGGCATACTTTTGGCACTTCAAAATCTTCTGTTCCACCAGTGGCTTTTATTATTTGCGGTATGATTTCATTCTTCTTGACAATAGTTACTTTTGCACCATTTTTAATTCCAAGTTCTTTAATGATACTGAGATTGTGTAATGATGCTCTACTAACGTCTGTACCATCAAGAATAACTGTATCGAAAACTGCAACCGGCGTAATCTTTCCTGTTCTTCCAACTTGCCAATCAATGCTATGGATTACACTCTCTTCCTCTTCTTCCTTAAATTTGAATGCGATACCATTTCTATAATGGTGTCCTGTTCTGCCCTGTTTCTTTCCATACTCAATATCGTCATACATAACAACAAGACCATCAATGGGTATGTTCTCTTTTTGAGCTTCCATTACCATGCTATCCATCACAGAGTCAAATGTTTCAAATTCAATATCTTTTGGGTTGAACATTCTGTATTTGCACACATCGAAACCAAACTCTTTAATCCGTGTCAATCTACCATTCAGAGAATTGATTTCTTCTAATCCTTCAAGAACATTGAACGCATAAAAATATACTTTTCTCTTTGCGCAAACACCTGAATCAAGTTGTTGCACTGATCCACTTGCCAAATTTCGTGGTGTCTTATATCTGTCATCCGCATTAGGAATCTGAGCATTTATGGCTTCAAAATCATCTCTATGAATGATTCCTTCGCCGGTAACTTTTAAGTACCCTTCATATTCTATTTGAAGTGGCACATTTACAAACGTTTTTGCATTATCGGTAATAATGCTTCCTTCTTCGCCGTTTCCTCTTGTTGCTGCTCTCACCAATTTACCATCTTCATATTCCAGGCAAATTGTTAATCCATCCAGCTTATACATAAGAAGTGCTTCCCGATTTTTGGTAAAATCCATTGCAACCTTTCTATCTTTCGTCTTATCAAGGCTCAACAATGGAGAACTGTGTTTAATTTTAGGAAGTTCCGAACTTACTCTGAATCCAACGGTTCTTACTGGACTACCAGAGAAAAAGAACCCTGTTTTATCTTCTAAATATTTGAGCCGATCAAAATTTTGATCGAACACATCATTAGAAACAGATGGTTTTGAGAGTGCATAATACTCATAACACCATTGATTCAATTTAATGGTTAGTTCTCGTATCTCTTTTAAATCATCTTGTCTTGACATTTTTCCTCCTATAAGTGGGCACTTTACGCACCCACTTTATTATCGTTTGTTTTTTGTACTATCTAATTTGACCTCTCAAATAATACTGCATAACCCCATAAATATAAATTGGAGTGTATGCACGTTCCTTCATGAAAACGATCTGAAGATCATATTTGTGGTTAAAACTATGAATACTTCCAAGATAACTTTTCTTATTGTACTGAGTGTCATAATTTCCATTTACCACATCTTCATATCCTGCATTTTCAATAAGCAAATACTTCTTCTTCGCTTTTGCCGTTGCCATTTCTTTTTCAAATCTAGCTCTTTCGGCTGAGAGATTTGCAGACAACTCTTCAAGATTCGCCTTTCTCTCAATGAATATTTCATCATTGAAATAGGTATCTCTCATAATTGATAACTTCTCATTTTTTGGAACGTAAAAACTGTAATCGCCATTCTGCAATGCTTTCTTCTTATACGGAATACCGTGAGCATCGAAGTAATCAGTGATATGGTTGTTGACCTTTTCTTTCGTATCAACCAGAATGACAATTGATGATAGAAGCTCTTTTTCTTCGGCTTCAGTATACTTATACTTTCCTAACATCATTTTTACTTACCTACCATTTCATATTTTGTAGCCCACCAATCAAATTCACCTTCAACTGGCACAAACTTTCCTTCTGCCGACATTTTCATCCTTGCTTTTTTCTTTTGGTTGGTGATATGTATAATGTCACCTTTTTGCAGCGGATTTCTGTTAAAGTCCTTTTTGGCAACTTTAACTGTCAGTGTGTTTCCATTTGCCAATGCATATACCTTGACTTTTGGAGTATACTTAGTTTCAGTTTCCAGAACGACTACATATCCTTTATACTGATTATCCACGATGTCGATATATCCTAAGTTCTCAAGCTGATATCCCACACGATCAACGAATGTTGTCCTATCATATGGCATTACATTTATATAATCATGTAAAACACCCATCATATTTACTTTCGTAAATGTTTTTTCACTTTCCTTTTCGGAATTACGTTTGATAATTTCATACGGAATACCAAGCGAATTAGCTTTATCCTTTTTCATCTGTTTTTTACCGTATAGCAAATCAAAGTAATCATACTGTTTCAACAGATATTTTACTTCTCCAAATTCTTCAAAGAAGTTTAGTTGTATCAGAATTTTCATCTGCTTTGAATTGACCGGCAACGATTTTTCTTTTACAACAGCCAACAAATGAATAAAGTCCTGAAATTTCATATCTTTTATAGACTGAAAAGCATCGGCTACTTTTGAGTTAAGATATTTTATAGAAGCAATTCCCTTATAAATCACATTTTCTTCCTTATTAAATGTGTACTCACTTGTGGAATGCCGGAATTTAACACCCTCGACCTTAATACCTTTTTTCTTAGTATAATTGGTGATATTTAGTGTCTTTTCTTCTTTACCCTCGAATGTATTCAACGCTGCTGTCAAGAATTCCAATGGGTAATAATACCGCAAATATCCACATATATATCCAACACATGAATAAGCGTCTGAATGATTCCATGAGAAAGCGTATCGTGTTGCATCAAGAATGCCCTGTTTAATTGGTGGGAAAATTTCTTCAAGCTGTTCTTTTGGCGCACCGTATGTTTCATTGGAATAGCTTATAAATCTGTCATGTATTTCATCAATGAATTTTTCAGTTCCATATTTCTTTGCAATTCCTCGCCGGACTGTATCTGACTCTGCATCCGAATAGCCACAGAAGTTTACCAAGAATTTCATGATATCTTCCTGCATGGTGATTCGCCCGGAAGTTGTTGATAAGAAATCATCCAACTCTTTGAATCCAGTAACCAACACATGACCTTCCGCAACGTCATCACGGAAACTTGCACACCCTGGTCTAAGCAGACCATTTCCAAATGAAAACCATTTAATATAGGAAAAGTCTTTGTTATTACTTTTCGCAATTGCAATAGTTTCGTCCGACATGAATCTTTTAAGATATGCTTGGGCTGAAGCTGACTCCCACTGGAATATCAAGGTCGTATCTTCCCTAATATCTCTCCACACATCTTCATCATCCAAATCAACATTATCTGGTGTCATTCGTTCAATTCCGGCAAGTTTACATGTTTCATTGATTACACCAATATTATCAAGTCCAAGAATATCCAACTTGACATACATAAGTGCATCCAGTTCCTTCATATTTAATACGGACACTGGATAGTCAGATGTTGATAAACTACACATTCCGACTTCTTCATCAATGTTTAAATCACTTACCAAAACGCCAGACGGATGTGATCCGATAGAAACGATTGTTCCACTTACGATATCTACATATTTGAATAAGTCTGGATATCGTTCACGAAATACATCATCAATAATCCATTTGCCATCTTCCAAATACACTGCTTCTGATATCGCAGACGTTTCTACGATGGACATTCTCAATGCTCGTCCCACATCCTTAATTGCGCCCTTTAATGCAATCGTGTTGAACGTGATAATCTCACTCGCTCGAATGTTCGGAAGATCCATATGATCTCTCAGAATGAATTGTTTAATGATGTCCCTATCTTTGGAAGAATAGTCTGTATCAATATCAGCATTTGTAACACGACTTGGATTCATAAAACGGAAGAAGTTTAATCCGAATTTTTTACTATCCATTTGAGTGATTCCAAGTATATATGCAACTTCGCTTCCAGATACAGATCCACGACCATATCCACAAAAGATATCATGTTTTGTTTCCCATTCTCTCAAATAGGTCTGCAGCAACATAAAGTCAATGGATTTAGTTTTTTCGTATACATCAACCTCATCTCTTATGATTGGATTGATTTCTTCCGACTTATACCTCTTACGGACATATGGATGTACCTTATATGCCTGATTGATTTTTTGTTTATAAGTTTGGAGTGGATGATCGTATATTTTCGGATATTTTGTATTCCTATCCAACTCAAATGTTTCAACACAATCTGCCATTCTGTTTGTATTCATAATGGCTTCCATCCACACTTCTTCCGGCAATGAATCTTGCCTCTTATATGCTTCACACAACGTTTCAAAAGACTTAAATGTTAAATCCCATGCGTCTTCTTCTGCAAAATGAACACCCTTACTGAGCTGTAGAATCTTTCTACCTTCCATATGTGTATCATTCAATGCATGTGTGTCTGTTCCAGCAATTAACGGAATACCGTACTCCCTGCTTAATGCATATAATTCTTTATTATAGTTTTTTTGGTCTTCAACATTATGGTGCTGAATTTCCAAGTAGCACCTATGCTTATTTTTTATACAGAAATCCAAAAATCTCTCTTTTACTTCATCTGCACCTTTCGATAAGATACCACCAAGACAAGCAGACGTAACTATCACGTTATCAGAGGTATTCAATAGATCGTCAAGATATATTCTCGGCATGTAATAAAAATGACTGTCTGTTCTGCAAAATGATTGTGAAGTCAATCTATTGATTTCTCTAACACCAGCATGATTTTTTGCGATTAAAACACAGTGATAGTTGTCCCTCGTCTTTACAACTTTTTCTTCTCTGATACTTTCTGGATCTATCGGATATGTCTTATCATCATCTATGCATTTTGCCAAATACATGCCATCTTCTCTTTTGTAATAATTTTCAAAAGATATTCTCACATCTTTCTTAGCCGTACTCGAAGTGAACAAATCAATGGCACTATATACTGTTCGTTTGTGGTCAGAGTTATTGTCTTCTGTTATATAGGCTTCCACCGCATGAATATATTTCATTCCGGCATTTTCAATGGCTTCTTTTTTGTGAAACCACTCAAAGATATTGCCGTGTTCGCTAAAAGCCATAGCTTTCATTCCCAATTTTTTTGCTGCCTCTATGTATTCACCAAACTTTGTAACGCTATCTACATTGGTTACTCCATTTGAGAGATCACTATGGAGATGATATACTACATAATTGTCCATACCTACCTCCTAGTAATTCTTATATTCGCAATATGAATTTCTGAATTTACACAGATTGTGGCAGTAATAGAAATCTACAGTCGGTGGAAATTCACTTGTATTTCTGACTTCTTCCAGGGTATCTATCGCCCATTTCTTAGCTTCTTCATAATCTTCTTTGTTAAAATCAAGAAAATCCCACTTTCTATCTCCAAAGTAATTCCAACCTATACGGTCTGGGAATACACCGTACTCATTGAATACCTGTATCGAATAGAGATATAGCTGCCTTTTGTACTGCTGAAATTTATCCTTTTCAGATTTCAGTAGCTTTCCTTTCTTCCCATAGGGATATTTTGACGATTTATGGTCAATGAGAATAATTTTTCCTGTATCTTTCTCTCTTAAAAGTAAGTCAATATATCCAGTGAATTTATACCCATTGATTTCAAAATCACATTTCTTTTCGATACCAAGAATCTCATACTTACTGAAATCAATATCAATGTTATCGAAATATTCAATTGCTTTCTGTTTGTAATTCTCTCTGATGTCTGCGGTTTTGTGGTATACGAACTCTTTTACTTCTTCATCATAATGTTCAACAAAGTAGTCAGACAGTTCAAATAAGCCAAGCTCACCTTTTGCATACATTTCAAGAATCTTATGACAGAACTTTCCAAACTCCGCATAGAAGTTGTTTGTTCCTTCTGCCTCTTCTATATACTGCAAATACCATTCATATTTGCAGATGCAAAATGAATTCAGTCTACTAAAAGACCAAATCATGTTATCTATCAAAAAGTTATATTCTGACATTATTTACCTCATAACTTTATTTTGGTTTGATATAGGCGATCCCAAATATCTTTCCCTTTATCTACGGGCGAATTTTTATCACTCACTTTCCCCAGTAATCCATTTTTATCAATCACAACATACACATTCACAAATCTCATAAGTAACTGAATTGTCTCTTTCTCTAATATTTTTTCAAGTGAAACGTCATTATCAAAAGCAATTACCACATCGCAATGTAGACTAATAATCGTCTTTATCTGAAAAATTGTAAGCTCACTGGTTTCTGATGAAACTGAATTGGGTTGACCATAACTATCAAGTTTCATAACAGATTTCAGTGATTCAAAAATAATGATTTCCTTGTACTGCTGTATGATATCTTTCTTAAAACAAAATCCTTGAAGGTAATCTAAATCGCCCACAGGATAATAATTCATGTATTTTGGAATCGGTGGATCAAAGTCTTTATAACCATCGTAAAGAGTTCTCCCCTTTACATTTATCAAATTTCCGTCATTATCATATACAGGATATACAATACGATTGGCTCTTTTATCATACCGAACACCATATTTTTCCATGATGCTTTGTGGTATTCCTTCTTCAATCCATTTTGTTATTCGCCGGTGTTCAAAATCATTTAAGATTTTTTCGTCCAGAATTGGATGTGTTACCGGCAATTGTTGCTTTTTCTTTTTTCTGGCTGCTTTTTTGAGATACCTAACTGTAGTTGATATCTCTGTCTTTTCATCACTCAATCCAGCAACCCCACACAAATATGAAACAGCACGCTCATATGACATATTCAAATGTTCCTGGCAGAAAGTAATTACATCTCCACCCTTTTTGCAACCAAAGCAGTAATACATATTTTTACTTGGTGTAACACTGAACGAACCAGTTCTTTCATCGTGTAATGGGCATTTCCCAAAATATTCCTTCCCTTTTCTTGTAAGGTCAACATACTCTCCGATGAAATCAACGATGTCAATATTCTCTTTTATTTCTTCGATCAGGTCATCGCTGTATTCTTTCATGTGTTCCGCTCCTAATATGGAACTTGCTGTTCCTCATGTTGTTTTGCTTCTTCAATCCTCATTTGTGCCCCTGAAAATTTGAAGTCTATATACTCGTCCTCAAACATTCCTTCGCCAAGTCTGTTAAGAGCAATATGGAATGCATAATTTCCACATTCTTTTCCGTCATTAGCCATTTCATCGGCTGTTTTCTTTCTCCATTTTGCACTCACGCTGGCATATCTTTCCAATTTATCAGAATCAGCAACCCTATCTTCACGGTTGAGCTGCGCACCAGCCAAAACAGCAACATCCAACTCTCCGGCGATTCTGTTTTTTAAAAAATCACATTTTGCACCTAAGTCATTATACTGATTACTACTGTCTGTTTCTGCACTCTTGAAATAATCATAGATTACAAACTGTAATCCCATTTTGTATTTCATCATCCGGCACTTATTAAACAATTCCTCATTTGTAGCGTTTGGAATAAACTCATGTACAAATGGCTGTTTTTTGAGCCATTCATTTGTATCGTCAATAATCTTCTGTTCTTCCGGCAAAAGATTTCCGCTCTTTATTTTCTTCTGATCTATTCCAGTTAAATTAGCCAACATACGAAGATAGAAAAGCCTATCATTCATCTCGGTATCGAAATAAATAGTCGGGATTCCTCTCTGGATCTTGTCCATCGCTTCATTGAGCATAAATGCACTCTTACCCATTTTCATACGACCAGAAACCATAACAAGTTCTCCACTTTCGTATGAAAAATATCTTGCAAGATGTGGAAATTTTGATGGTACTCCAATAGTTCCATCATTATTTCTTCGCTCACAAACTTCTTCCCAGAGTCCAGGCACTTTTTCACCGAACATCTGAAAATCACTATCAAACATATACCTTCCAGTTAAATCTTCCAAACTGTCGTATACTATTTTGTTAAGCTGGTTTAAATCAAGTTCTTGTGTAAGAGTCTGTTTTTGTAGTTTGTTGAGTAATTTATACAAATCTCTTTTGAATGCAAGGGTTACAACACTGATAACTAAGAGCTGATATTCTGCAATTGTATGACGGGCAGCATCGCTACAAAGTTCAATAAATTCGTCCATATCTGGCATATTGACGCTTTCAAGTGTTTTCTTAACAGCATTGTTTGACTGTAACATATTTGAAATGTTGAATGCATCAATATTATCTACGCCAGCCTTGATAAGCTCATCAATTGCCCAGTATAAACAACCATTATCCTTATGATAGAAATACCCTGCCTTTAGAACATCAGAATGTAAAATGAAATCTGGATGATAAACCAATGTGGCAATAATCCCGGCTTCCGCTTGTGTATCAGACAGTTTTTCTAACTCGTTATTCATTCATGCCTCCCAGAATGTTTCCAAATCCAAAGTTACCGCCACCAGCAGAAAAATTAGTAGTTGGCTTAACCGTTGTATCAACTGGCTTTGATTCGATACCAACATCCATTTGCTTTTTCATTTCTTTTTGCATTTCCAATTCATTCTTTTTCTCGTATGCTTTTTTAACTCTTACGTTATCAATCAGATAATATAATCCCGGCGCATGTGTGATTGGAATTTTATGCTCCAATGCATAGTCAATACAGAACTGCAGATATCTTGCTGCTTCCAAATTTGACTGTGCTTTTGTGAGTTTTTTATTTTCCAGTTTCTTACCAAAAACAATATTATTGATTATCTTGTTTAAGGCACTGACAACCACAGAGCTGCTAATTTTATCAAGATAAGTTTCTCTGATATCCTTGATTGTTTCAGATATCTCATAACAATCTTTATGCCAGTAACGTGTGCCAATTTTCACAGCTTCATTTTCTGGCACTTTTCCATCAGCATGTGCGCAGTGGGAAAATCCGCATTTATAATGTTTCATTTTCAAGTTCCTTTCTATAATAAAAGAGGGAAAGCTATTGCCCTCCCTCTGTTGTTATTCTGACTTCATATCTTTTTCTAAGAGATATGTGGCTTCCAGATCAGATTCATGGAGAGCTAAAATCACTGGATATTTTTCAATCGCTGAACCAAGAGTGTTCCAGTTTTCTTTAGGCTCTGTGAACCCCATATGCCATCGGATAGCGTATCTTTCAATCGGTTGTAATTTAATAAACTCTTCAAGCATCATGACGCTCTTTTCGCCGTGACCATAAGGAACAAGATCATTTACTTTGTAGAACTCTACCGCTTGCCAGTCAAATCTACCTTTTTCGTCCTTCTTAGAACCTGTTTCGCTGTAAATTTTCTTGTTTTTATAATCAGTTTCATACATGTATGTCTTGCAGATATCATGGAAAAGAGTGATTATTTTGCTGGAATCATCTGAAATATTGCCTAAAACTGTTTTATATGGTTCTGTCTTGCGTTTTTGCTCGAACATGTCATACACATTCAAGCTATGTATCAATAACCCTTCCGGGATTGAACAGTGAAATCTTGTACTCGCCGGTGCTGTGTAAAAGTCCGATTTTTCCAGGAATTCCACTAATTCGTTTATCCCTTCTCTGTTTATTGAGCGTACAAGACTAACAAACCTGTCTTTATTTTCGCTCATTTATATCCTCCGGCTTAGTTAAATGGAAGTTCGTCATCCACATCGTCTGGAATGTTCATGAAACCGTCATCTGTTTTCTTCCCTTTATTATTGCTTGATTTAGGTGCAGCAGAAGAATTTCCATCATCTGTGCTTCCTTTTTTCTCACAGAATTCCTGAGTTGCCACGATTACATCCGTTGTATAGACTTTTTTACCATCTTTATCATCGTAGCTTCCTGTCTGGATTCTACCAGTAACACCAATCATCATTCCTTTTGTAAGATACTTTTCTGCAAACTCTCCGGCTTTACCGAATGCAACACAAGAAATAAAATCTGCTTCCTGCTTACCTTCTCCGTTTTTAAATGGGCGTGATACGGCAAGCGTATATCTTGCTACACATGTTGCGTTACCACCCTGGGAATAACGAACCTCTGGATCTCTTGCTAAACGACCTACTAAATTTACATTATTCATTCTGTAATATCTCCTTTTTTATTTAAGTGCTTTTAACTCTTCTAACAGTGCTTTGGAATCATCAATATTTGTGATTCTCTTCGGGTTTCCATTGGAAACATATTTTTTACAAAGCTCGGTTACTTTTTCATTGTGGGTTGCTGACTTCTCTTTTGCAAGATTGAAGCATTCAAGATTTACTTTATCAAGCTCTGATTTTTCAGCCTGTTTCTTTTTCTCCTGTTTCTTTTCCTCTTCTGGGAGATCTTCATCAACAAAAATATAGCTGCCGAGTCCCATTCTTGCGATACATTTTGTAAGACTTCTCTGAATAGTCTTATTAACCATCATGGCATCAATATTTTCATACGGTACTGCTTTATTTCTAAAGTCCATAACCGGCAGATATTCCGTTGCTGTATGCTCTTTCTGAACTTCATTACCTTCTGAATCTTCTTCAATCCATACAAGAGTAACAGAAGTTTTTACGTGTCCCCCAATCGGATCACGCCATACCAGCATACCATCCTCAGTTTCATGAACTGTGGCATATGATAATGGGTATCTCTTTTTTAATTCCTGCCAAGCCCACATCCAGCTCAAATAGTTAAGACCATTTTTCTGTTTAATGTGTTCGTTTACATTGACAGCACTCAGCTCTTCAAACCACTTAGCCATCTTTTCCTCCTACAAATTCAAAATGTAAATTATTTGTATGGTTTCTTTTCCCATGACATACGGCAGATACCTTTGTTGGATTACAACCGTTATCCTTTGCTGCATCATTTAACGTATCATATACTTTCTGAGTTTCTATGCACATTACTTTCTTTGCATGTGGATTGTCTTTTCCTGAATACCATACTTTATTTTGCTTCATTTTAGCAATTGCTTCTTCGGTCTTTGATGCTTTAACCATTTTAGCAATCGCCTCATCTGAAAGTTTTCTTCCATACATAGGATTATTTTCGCCAAAAACATTTGCATGATTTTTACTCATTTTCGCTTTAGCTTCTTTTGTGACAACTCGACCTTTATTTGACTCAGAAATTTTTCTTTTCCATTCTTCTGTTTTGGGTATTCCCTTTCTTGCTTCACTCATTTTCTTCTTACTTTCTTCTGAATGATGCTTTCCATACCAGGGATTATCTTCACCACTATACCCTTCGCCACCCGGCGTAATATTATATCCATATCGGCTATCCCTGGTATTGTATTTTTCAATCATTTCGATCTCTTTGTTTTTCGCATCTTCTTCCGACAACTCAGAAAACAATATTTGATGTTCAAAATTTCCCCAACCATATTTTTGAATGGCATGATTGAAATGTGGAGAACTTTTATATCCTTTCCCATTTCTAAATCTTTGGTTCAGTTGTTGACATGTAATACCTATGTATCTTTTGCCATTTACTTTGTTCTTATGGCAATAAACAATGAATTTCTTATTATTGTGTTTCATCATTTATTATTGCTTGTTTATAGTACCACGATTTCCAAATTTGTCAACTACTTTGCATTAACTTTTGCAGAAGAATTTGAACTTAATTTTTCCATGTTCTTAACAAGCTGCAGATTATCATTCAGAATGAATGCAGTTGCTTGTTCTTCTGTAAAACCGGCTTTAACATATGCATCAAACTGGTTTTTCTTTTTGGTTGCAACAATTTCACAAATCTCTGTGTTATTTGCATAGTCTCTTGCTACGTTTACAATTTCCTTACCAACTTCATAGACTGCCGGTTTATATTTTTCAATATATCCATGAACAAGCCCTACAAAGCTCTCTGGTGACTCCTTTAATAATCTTAACAATAATTCTTCCATTATTGATGTTCCTTTCCTTCTCTTATGATTTTCAGCCCACACGCCTGTTGGTGTGAACCGTTGTATTCACCATCGTTTTCAATCAGAAGATTCACTATATTTCTACTAAGACCATACTCTTTCTTACAATACGAAAATAATTCCATTTTTCTTGTGAATTTTATATGTGTACTTCCGATGAATAAATGGTACTGTAATTTTGGATATTTTCTCTTAAAAGACGTATCTCCTTCATTACAACAATATGCTTCACCACATTTTTTCAATTTATAAATCAGTTGAAACTCAGCCTCTTGCGCCTGGATTGGATCTTCACAATACTGTACTATTTCAACTATGATATTGCATGTCCCTCCAAATGATATTACCTCATTCTTCCAAGATTGATTTCTGTGTTTTCCAAATTCATATGCTCTCAATGGGTTTCCTTTTGCAGAACCAACATAAAATATTTTGTGTGTTAAAGGATTTCTGTGGATATACACATAATATTTTTCTGTCGGCAATACAAGATCCCTATGATAGAGCATATATATTTTCATCGTTGACGATAATGAATTTTTTGCCACTCTTAATCAATTTGCTATCATAATTTACAACACCACACTGAAAATCTTTAAACATATCTTTTGCATAAGCAAAACCTCTTATTTTTCCATCAATCGGGAAAAAGATTGTGTTATTACTCATACACATGTTTCCAAGCGAACACTCATACTTAATTTCATTACATTCATATTGAATATCATTTCCTTTAAATACAAGAGTTAAGAAACTTCCAGTTTCATTTTCCAAGACTACTAACCACTTATCAGTGGCAACATCATAGTGAATACCATAATTTGTAATCCTTCCGTCATATTTATAAATGTGGTTTATGCCATTGATATCAAAAATTATTTTGCTCTGATAATAGTTGACAACGAAATGCTTTCCATTGCTTACTTCAAAATAACAACTATCGCTGCATTTACAAAGATTTCTAAAGCTATTCCCATTCTTCGTAATAGTCACTTCTGTCAAGGTGTTCTGCTTTGAAATGTAATACATCTTATCCCCATTAACAACTACTCTTGATTTGAACTTTTTATCAAGCTCATAATCTTTTTCGCTGTGAATGATAATCGTATTATTATCGTCCTCAATCAAATATCCATCTGAATGAAAATGATATTTTATCAAGTTTTTGTGCTTATATTTCTTGCCACTCTTGATATCTACAACATTATCATCGGTATCAATGTACATATTCTCATCGACAACCGCTTTAATGCTTGATTTGACCAACAGTTCTACAAGCTGTAATCCAGACTGTACGCCCTGATTTATCGGCTTTCTATTGATCCTTGCAGAGTTATCACATACTGGGCAGACATTGTATTTATCATAGTAATAATCCTTATCTGTATCACAGTATTTCAAATGACAACTTAGCTCATGAATTTCACCGTGAAGTTCCCGGCTTTTATTCTCGAAAACTGCTTTAAGCGCACTGATAAGTTCTGGCGATAGACCAGCCCATGATCCGATTGTTTTCGGAATCTTTACCGCCAGATTGTCTATCACGGATATACCTTTCTTCATACGTTCCATAATATTCATATCCGGCTGCATTGTCCCACCAAACGGATGAATTCGTGTCAGAGATTTCCAACTCAATACACTGAATGCATATGTATCTGTTTTCTGGTCAAAGTTATTTGAAACCAGTAACGGATCTTTGAATAAATCCATAGCAACATCACATTTCTCAGAATCAATTGACCAACTATCGCAGTCAATAATAGAGATATTATAGTGCTTATCAAACAAAATGTTCTGATCGTTCAAATCGCCAATGTATATACCCTGCTTATGCAAATCAGCCAAAACATCAAACAATCTGTCAAGCATGGCAAGAATCTCTTTCTTTGTAATTCCATTCGCTTTCACGAATTTTTTATTTGACAATTTCTTGAATTCTTCTCCGTCTACTTTATCCATGATGTAACCGACAAATTTATTTCGGCTGTCATAGACAATATCAATCGGAGAAATGACTTCTGCCGGTAAATTCTTTGTCATTAAGAGTTTAATCTTTTTCTCTTTGGTTGGCATATTCACATGGGATTTATAAGCCTTTATCAGCTTATCTCCATATTCATATATAATTCCTTCTCCACCTTCGGCTAATACCGGCAGTCTTGTTATGTTACTTTTTAAAATCATTTCTCTATCGGCTTTCTTTTATTTTACTTATCGCTTGATACGACTTTTACAGTTGCGCCAGCCTGAACAGTAGCGGTTGCCATGTCTTTCATCTGAGCATAAGCTGCATCGAGTTTGTTGGAAAGTTCTGCATTGCTCTGTGTCAGTGCTTCAACCTGAGATTCCAGATTCTTGATTTTTGCATCTGCCATTTCCTCTGCATGTTTCTTGTCAGATTCTAACGCACGTTTTTCAAATGCAAAACTCTTGTCTGCTTTAGCCTTTGCCTCTTTCGCTGCATCCTCTTTGGCTTCTGCCAGTTTATCCGGGAATGCTTCAATCTGTGCTTTCATAGCCTTGATTTCTTCTTCTTTCGCAGCAATCGCTTCTTCACGCTCTGTTACGGCATCATCTTTTGCCTGAATTTCTGCTTCACGCTTTTCTTTTTCTTCTGCCCAAGTGTCGGCATCTGCCTTACGATCCATCTTCAGATTGTAGTCATACTCATCTTTCTCACGATTACGTTTCTTGTTGATATCGGTATTGTACTCTTTTACTTCTTCATCAGCCTGTTTCTTAGCTTTCTGAACACTCTTTTCCAAATCTGCAATTTTCTCTTCTACTTCTGCTGTCTTATGTGCCAGTTCTGCATCGAGATCCGCTTTCTTCTGTTTGTACTCATCGTTCATTTCAGCTACTTTCGCTCTATGAGCATTGATAGCTGCTGCCAGACCGTCAGCTTCAGCTTTGATACCGTAGAGTCCTTCTAATTCTTTCTGATATTCGTCAATCGCAATTTTCAGGTCATTGTACTGTTTTACAATCGTATCTGAAAATACTTCATTGCTTGCTGCTACTTCTGCATTCTGCATAGATGCTTCCAGTGCCTCTTTCTTTGCATTTTCAACCGGCGAATCGCTCATAGCTTTAAGTTTCTCCAACTCAGCTAATGCCTGAGTATATGCGTCCATAATCTGTGCTTTTGTTGATTTCTCAGTAATTTTTCCCATTATATATCCCTTTCTTAAAAAACAATTGTAATATCATCTCTGAATAATTTCTGGTTACGGTTAATAAATCTTTTTATTTTCACTGCTTTCCCAGACTTTAAACATTCAATAAATTCCTGTTTGATATCTTCATCTGCATTTACAATAAATCTCAATCCATCGGAAGCAATACCTACATTCTTATATTCTTCCTTACTGAATAGCTTATTTTCTACAGAAACACCATCTGCATAACGACTAAGATATTTTTTGTCAATATAGTTGTAGATATAGTATTTCGGATATTCGCCATCGGTTAATTCAACAAACGATATATTCCCTTCGTTATCTTCCAAAATAAGAAAACCGTCACCACAATTTGATGTAATGAAATACTCATTACTTTCTGTTACCGAAAGATATGTAAAGCACAAGAAATTCTTCATATCCTCAATTGTCTGCCCATATACAGCAACCAAAGAAGAAAAAGCCTGTTCGATATCATATCCTTTTGACAACAGGTGGCAAAATGTCTTCGCTCCTACTTCTGAATGTAATCCTTCAGAACAACCGTCTGCCACAACCTTCACTTTGTAATCTGGCAATTCAAACCCGTAATCCTGGCAGTTCATTCCGATAGATAAATGATCGTAACCTATTTTGTTTACAAGCATATTTTTCTCCATGTACTGCCCCACCCTTAATGAATGGGGCAAATTCTGTTATTCTTAAATGAAGAAGTTATCTCCATCGGCTACAACGCTCTTTGAGCTTTCGATTACAGATTTGCTCAGACAATCGAACGCTTTTCTCAGCTCGGATGCAGAACTTGATACATCCAGAATATTTCTGAATCCCAGACTCTTTGCAATTCCTGTTGCTGTGCCACCAAAACTGATGAATGCTGTTGTAATTTCCTTACTGTTCAAATCCTGAATTCGGCGTTTTGCTTCACTCGGATCATTGGAAACTGTATCTTCGCCATCACTGAAAATTGCAAATACCGCTTTCACACGTACTCCCTGCTGTTTCAGATATTCCATGTAGTCAGTAAGTTTCTGTGTACCATCTTCGATGACATTGTACAGTGCTGTCATACCACTGGCATCGTAGTTTGTATCAAACTCTGTGATTTTCTTGTAACCACCCACGTTGATTGAGCTGTTAAAGTCTGCTCTTGCTACCAGAATTTCATCTGCTTCTTTAGAGTCAGTTAATGCCTGTTTAAACTCTTTTAAACAAGAAACCATATCACCTCTGTATGAAGACATTGAGCCGGACTTGTCGATTCCAATGAAAATCAGATTAACATTTTCGCTATCAATGTCATCAACTGCTGTGTTCTGCATTTCGATTTCATCTAATCCATCAATAATAATTTCTTCCATCTTTCTACTCCTTACAGTTTGAATTCAGTGCTGCGTACAATGTTGAATTTATACTTCTTCTGAAGATCTGCATACATCTTGTCAACTTCGGCTTTGTCACCAATGACAGACATACAATCTTCCAGAATGTAGAACTTTTTCAGCATATCAGTGTCATCTTTGTAAAATTCAAGCATCTGGCAGAGAGATTCGTATACGCAATAATCTCTTGCTTCACCGCCGATGATGATTTTGTCAAATTTTGTGAACTTGTTTAATAGTGCCTGGTTCACATATCCTCTTCTGTCATATTCCGGCTTGATAATACCGTACATCTCCGACAGTGGATCTTGACCTTTTACGATAGGGTTCAGTGCGTATTTTCTTGCTACACTGTGGAAGTAAATCATATTTGCAAACTGATTTTCCAGTGCTGCACCTTCTGTACCCTGTAAGCAATGATATGTCCAAATGCAAAGTTTCTTTTTAGAGTTCTTTTCCAGATTCTCTACATACTCACGGCTCTTAATTGGTTCAACAATAGGACGCCATTTTCCAGAATCCAGATCTGCTAATGTAATAACAGTATAAGGTGCTGGATTATTGCCGTTTTCATCAATCCACCAACACGGATGGAAAATCTGGTGTGGAATATGAGTATCAATAGATACTGAGATGTGCGTGATTTTCTCCATGTTGTTGTAAATGAACTTAGTCATTCTAGCAACATCTTCATGTGCGCCGGAAACACCTAACGCTCCGTTATCCATGAAGTCCTGCTGCACATCAATTCCCAAGAACAGCACTTTTTCAAGACTGCTTGAAGATGGCTCTAACTTTTCTTCATTTGCTTTTTTCAGAATTTCATTCATCGGAATTGGATTTTCAGTTTTGCCGATGTAGTTTTCATTTACGATTTCTGAATAACTTGTTTTCATCTTGTTTTGTTTTCTCCTTTATTATTGTTTGTTTAACGCTTGTTTAAAAACAAATCATTAACATAGTTTTTGTTCTGTGTGAAAATTGGAATTTCTTTGTCGATAACCCAGCGTGATCTCCACACACCATATTCATCTTCTTCTGGATCTAATGTCCGTGGAGATAAATTGTTTCTGTGATTTTCTGGAAGCTCATTTTCTGGAATGAAATAATCTTCTTTGATACAACAAGATCCTCTTTTCAGAAAAGTCGGAAAATCATTCCAGTTGATTCCTTTCTTCAACATGAGCATGTCTTAAATCTGACTCATATTTTTCTTATGCATTTTCTTATCTGAAAAATTTGCATGACCAACTGACTGAATTGAATTTCTTGTACAATCCTGCTGCCTCCAAATAAATTCATTGACTACTTCAAATTCTGGGATATTAAATGCTCTAGCATCAAACATTGCCCTTCCACATTTTTTCACATATTTGAAATAGTAATCCTTTACATTTTCAGCTTCTTCATCATTCTGAGCTTTCATAATGTCTTCTGATATCTTTTCTGTAATTACATCCGAAAAAGCCTCATTAAAAGCCATTGTTGCCATACTTGCTGCAATGGTTTCTACCTTTCGCTTGACATACCCAAACCATGCTCCTTGATTCTTTTTCTTATAGTCAATCAGAAGTAATGTAATTTCATCGCTCTGTGTATATCCTAAGACACATCCAGAAATGTTTTCGCACATATATTTCATTGTGCGCTGCATTGATTCTGCCATAATGCTGTCAAAAGGTCTTTCAAAACCTCTGGTGAATGTATGAAAAGCATTTCCATCCACTCTAATCATTACTGGCATTCTTCTTGTTAAGTACGTTTTCTGAGCATCTTCATAAGATTTCATTCTCGTACCAATACTGCTCCGATCCATTTTCGTTTCCCTTCCCATAAAATTTTCTTGCTTCCCGTGTTTCTACAATTAAGAATCGTAAACACACAACCAAAACAAGAAGACATATTGCAAAAGATATTATATTTTCAAGGCTACTCATTGTTCTTGATTAAGAAGTCTGGGTTGATACATTTGAAACTGATATTCTTATCAGTGTTTCTAAAAACACATCCTTCTCTTTCCCTATCTACAATTTGTGACTTGCCTTTTACATACTTTACAATATCTTGTATATCACCTTTTACATTGTAACCAATCTCAACAATTGGTACTGTATGAATACCATGCTTAATGAGAATGTCTTGCATCTCAATGGTATTATATTTCTTTGAGGGGGTTATGAGGTTGAATGCCCATAACTGGCAATCTTTCTCATGATATTTGTTTCCTTGGATTTTTGCACCAGTAATTTCGCCTTGTAATACTATATAATCCTCATCGTCTATCAATTTTTCAAGAATGCTGCGAAATTTGTATTTGTTGGCGATTTTCCAATAGTAGCTGTTATCCGGCTGTGGCAATCTCCTATTTCTGCTGCAAACTCCGAATTCGTACTTCGCTTTTCCGAATTTTCTCGGAATTTTGCGTAAAAAATAAGTGCCGGAACATCCGTCAACTTTTTCTGTCACTATCAGATTGGTTCGTTCATTCTTCAGCCTTTCGTATAACTCAGGCATATTCTGAATTCTTTCTTCATCTGTCTTTTTAATAAAGTTTGGAAACTCTGTGTGCGTATTCTTCTTGAGATAGATTTTTCTGAACCATGCATATCTCATTAAAAATTTCACAACTGGATTCCTGGTTTTCTTTCTGTTTTCCTCGAAAACCGCATTTTCTTCTTCAAGCTGTGGATCATACTTAATGATTCCTAAGACATCCGTAACATCCTGACCAAGTTTGTATTCGCCTACCGGAAGAATGGATAACGGCATCACTAATCCTTGTGAAACCTGTCCTCTCATTACGATAGTCTTTACAACATACTTTCTTGATTTCAAGAATTCATACTCTGGCGTTTCCGGCATCTTACTGTCAATCTCGACATATACCACTCTATCGCCAACATGGAAATTATCTTTCTTTGACACGACAACTTCCCAACCATCAATTCTTGCTACTTCGATTCTGTCAGCATCAGGAATCGGCTTGATTTCTGCGATTTCACGAATTGTTGCTAACTTTCTCATGTATAACCTCTATGTTGAAAAATATCTATTCAAAAAGGTTAGAAGAAGTGCTTACAACCACTGCCACTCCGTCTAACCATTATGGAATATACGTTCTTCAAGACACTTAGTTTGCGGTTATCAATTAACGGTTGATTGCATTATTATTTGCTGTACGTGTCTTACAAGGCATTTCTGTACTTTTTACTTTGGTTGTTTTGCCACGTATGAAGTTGTTTTATTTTAAATCTTTGATTGCTGCCTCAATCGGTGCATATCTCTCTGTATCAAGCTGCTCAATCAGACATTTATACGGATCAAGTTCTCCGCTTAATACCATTTTCGCAACATTGACTGAGAATCCACTTACAAGAGCAACACCCAAAGCGTTTTCCTTGACAGGGATTGTGCCGGTACGTGAGTTTACATTCCAGAACACAAGTCTCGGAAGCTGATATCCAGCTTTCTCAAATTTTCTGCCAATTGTCTTGAACAATGTTTCATTTACTGTGCTTGCGCTACATCCCCATCCATATGAATAGGTTGCCTGGTCAAATTCCATATCACTGATAATCAGGATATTCTTTGGCATGTCTTCCTGTTTCATATTAGTATTGATAGCTGTCTGCAGAATAAGATCAAATGTTTTTTCAATGTCTGTGTTAGAACAGTCATTTTCTGCATAACATCTTCTGATTTTTTCTGCCAGTGAACTACACGCTGAAAGGTCAATCAACTCAGGTCTTGAACTGAATGTGATAAAGTTATCTTTGAATTCGCCAGAACATCTCTCAGAGAAGTAAATAGCAAGTGCTGTTGCGACTTCCAGTGCAGTAATGCTACTGTTTGGATCAACACTACACATCATACTTCCAGAACCATCTCTGACAACAAGAGTATTTCCATCACCCTGTACTGTATCAGGAAGTGCTTTCCATAATGCTTCCAGAGCTTTATCCTCTTTTATATTGGATCTGTAATAGCTACGACCTTTCAGATAACTATGTACGATATCATGTGGGAAGTTCGTAGAAGAGTTGATTTTCGCCTCTCCTTTTTCCAGTTTGTCCAGATACTCTCGCCTGCGTTCCTCATCGTTTTTGAGGAATGCATTGTTATAAACAAGATTTGCTTTTGACGGAACAGTTTCGTAATTGATTTCGCCCCATTTCTTAGCAGACATCTTTCTTTCAACAACATCAATGTATTCTCTCAGTTCCGAAAGAATCTTACGATATTGTCTTTCTGTGAATCCCAGGTACTTGCGAACAACTGTTGCATTTTCTTTCGTTTTATAAGAAGTTGCATTGCAGCTTGGCATCCACTTAGCAAGTAATGATACCGGCTTATTCGCTTTCTTCGCTTCCAGGTCTTTCATTAACTGGTTCTTAATAACTTCCAGTGCATTTTTCTCACACTCTGTTCCAACCAAAGAAAGAAGATCGTCATAACGTCCGTATTCAGCGATTAAACCAATCAGCACTTTACTGATTTCCGGCTCAACATTCGCCATATGAGACATGATGATTCTGAATGATCTACGTTCCCCCAGACCTTCTCTCGCATCACGTAAATAGAATAACCATTTAAGTGCGTGAATATGGTCTTCCGAAAACGCTTTATCGAATCCAGAAATGATTGTTTCTGCATCGGCTTTTCTCAGAGATGCGACCTTGAAATTCAAATCAAGCAAGTGTTTACCTGTTGTTCTATATCCAAGTGCGCCGTTTTCTGTGTAGCTTTCGTTGAAATCTTCATTCAACGTACTTTTCATTGAATTCATGAAACCCATGTTCAATTCCTCCTAATTTTGAATTATATTTCATAATTCCTACATACTTTATTATTGATTGATTATGCTGTAAGTATATAAAAATTAGAATAAATGCGTATGACAAGACTTGAACTTGTGACCTTCCACCTTCCTCAATTTCAAATTCTTTAAAAATATTTGCGGTTAAAGCCTTATACAAGGCTCTATAAAATTTTTGTGGACGCTCTAACCTACTGAGCTACATACGCTTATGGTGTGGCAAGAATCAGTGGCAACCTTGTTTTTACGGGGGAACTATATGAATTGCTGCCATTCTAATTCATTACCATTTCACCAGGGCGAGAGGTGGGATTCGAACCCACGAATTCAACTTACAATCTTGAATCAATGTTTTCTTCTGAGAATTTTGCTGTGTGTGCTAGAACTAAGCACATTTTTGTATCATTTGCTTAAGCCTCTTGCATACTCTCGCCAACGCCACCGATAGGAGTCGAACCTATAACCTACGGCTTAACATGCTATCTTGAAAAATTGCTGTCTGTGTCTAATGCTAGACACGTTTTTCGATTTACGTTGCTCTATCCAGTTGAGCTACGGTGGCAAATATTAAATTGTAAATGGATCATACTGGACTCGAACCAGTGACCGTTCCGTTATGAGCGGAATGCTCTACCAACTGAGCTAATGATCCTAGTTGCACCATAAAGCGAAGCCATGCACGACCTCCAATGAATTAGCCTTTCACGATACCTTTTTGCTACATTTAATCACACAAAACATACGATTCTTGTGGTGCAATATTCTTTCATTTCCAACTAAACAAAGTTGCATACTTCATGGTGCTAACGGGTAAGACAGGACTCGAACCTGCAAGACACGGCTTCCTGATTTCTTCTACTTAAATAAATTGCTGTATGTGTTTGTCAACTAAACACATGTGTATAAAAATTGCCGTTGCGTGTGCCAATTTCGCCACTTACCCATTTTTAATTGGTGGAATTGTGGGAGTGTACGGAGTCGAACCGTAACTAAAACTTTTGAAGAGTTTCCTTTTATGTAAAATTGCTGTATGCGCTCTCCACCCGATGCGCCTTAAAAAGCACCGCCGGATCACTCCCATATTCACATTTTCAAGACACTTCATTTTTGTGGATTTGAACCACTTCACTAAACTTGTAGAGTTTTGCTTTATCCTTTTTAAATTTGCTGCATGTGTCTTTCTCATACATTTATGGCATTTCTGCCGAATGCTGACGGTTGGACTCGAACCAACAACTGTTTGAGTGGCTTTGCTATTGCTGTTAGCACTTATTGTACGAAGTGCATTTTTCATAATCAAATGTTCTACCAGTTGAACTACATCAGCTCATTTATTATTGCTTGTTTATATTATTTTTAAAGACATTTCGGAGTTGTCCGTTCTACAAACAAACACAACTTTTTCACGGAGATAAGCCCCGAAATGTCGATCACATGGATTAGGAATCGAACCTATTTTCTTAAGCTACCTTATTAGCTTTTCCAGTGTTTTTCTCTGTTCCTTTGAACAATTATATAATACCATATTTCAGGAAAATGTCAATAGGTTTTTAAAAGTTTTTTCATTTATTTTCGGTTGTTTATCGCAAGGTTTTGGCGAGATCCCAGTCTCGCCTTTCCTTAATAGAAAGTTTCCTTATATAAATCATACATACCTTTGAGAATACGTCTTCTCTCCTGGATTTTCCGCTCTGTATATTCCGGGTTGCGCATTTTAATATCTGGAAGAATTACTTGGTTAAAATACACATCAAAAGTTTCACCAGATTCATAGATATTATAAAGCATCTTGCTCTCACGTAATTTATCACAAGATATAGCTTTATAATTTCCTGTACTTTCAACATACGCATCGCTAAATGCCTTTACTTTTCTAGGGATAACTAATTTATTCAGTGGAGAATCTTCAGATTTTCCACGTAATGTACCAAGTCGATTTCTAAATAAATACTTGTTGCTGCATACTCTTTCTTTTCGCATACCGAACTTCGCCATAAGCAATACTTCTTCTTGCTCCGCACAAAATTTACAAAGTTTCAGAATCCTATCGGAAACATGATAAACGCAATCATAAAGTGGGCTTTTAATCGTCTTTGCTTCGTAATCTACATTAGCCTTTTCTAAAAGTACAATCTCTTCATTCTCTAAGCCAACATAACATAACCTTACCATTAACTCGTTTGGTATTTCAGTGCTTTCATTGTAATCAACATTCATACCAAATGCAATTTTAATCATTTCCTCAAATTCTACCGGCGATTTGACATATCTCGCCCGACAAGTTCTAGTCTTATCTACTTCGGAAGAACTGATTTTATCAAAATTATTTTCGCTAGTTGTCTTACCATTTTGAATACACCAATCAACATATGAACGCAATAAGCTCATTGTTTGTTCGGTATTTGTAATTCGCACTCCCGTTTTGAAATCCAGAACAGTTAGAAGTTCATCAACATTCATCTCACAAATATCTTTTCCAAATTTTTCTTCCATATCCTGTACAGCTTTGAAAACTCTTTGGAATGATCTATATGAATTATCATTTGTAATAGTATTTAAGAAAGTTTGTTTTTGTTCAGAGTTGTACATAACTGTTCCTCCTTCTCATTGCAGAATTCATATACTTTCCTGCGATTATTTTTAACAAAGAATTCTCTAATTTCTTGATCTGAAAAGTCGGTTTCAGCTATAATTCTCTTTAGCTCTTCACGCCAGTTGTCATCGCCTTTTATATATCTGCTAATCATTATATAATAATGCCATGCCATATAGTGTACAGACCAAGAGGTTCTCTTCGCTTTCTTATAATTCATAAAATCATCGTGCAATAACATTGTAAGATAATTCATGTAAGTAATCAGCCAGTCTCTCAATTCATCTTGCTGTGCTTTGAATGTAAGATTATCTGTATCATAGTATCTTGAAATTGCCGTTGCCAATTCAATATAAAGAATGAATCCATTATTTGCCCGGAGTTCCATTCCATCTTTCACGATACCTTTTACATAGATTTCATCGGCATCACTGCTTCTCATAATTGAATCTACAATCTTATTTGCAACTGTAGGCTTCATCGCCTCTCTGTGTCGTTTCGGAATCGGCACTGTTGTCCATTCCTGATTAAGCAATTCTCTCGTCTTCTGTGGTGAGAAATATGTGAAAAATACACCAAAACAATCATCTAAATGTTTATTTGCTAATTCACAACTTATTGTTCTATGGTTTCCATCTGGAACGATAATAATACCATTTGAAACAGTTAATGTTTTTGCTTCTTCGTCATAAACTGGAATATCACTATCACCGTCATCCATTAAATTGAAACGAATTCCGTTATAGAAAAAACTTCCCTCATTGATAAGGTTAGAAATCTGTTGCGCTGTTTGGCGATTAACCTTTGTTTTTAAATCTCCATATTTATCCTTTTTGTGGTTACGCTGCAGCTCTGGAATAATTTGCAAAAGATTTGCACTCTTTAATTCTTTAATTTCTCTGACACTTAATGGAAACATATACTGATTATCTGCCAATTTTGAAACATTTCTAAAAACTAACGGATAACCAATTTTTTTATTATTATCTGTTTGTGGATCATAATATTTATAATTCTGAATTTCTACGTCTTCAAAATAATCTTCCGGCACACCAAAATTTTTTGATACTTTAGATATGGCAAAAGTCAGCCAATATAATTCGGCATCACTCAGTTCATCTAAATCGGCTCTCCCTGATACTATTCTAAGAAAACTGCCTAATGAGATTTTACCGTCATGTCTAACTTCTTCTTCAATTTTGTTTATTTTATCTGGACTTGAGTTTAAAACTAAATTCTCAATTTTAGTAATTAGATGCTCTCTACTATCAGATGCTTTCATATGTGCGTCCCCTTTCCATATTTTGTTTGTACTTTAATAATACCACCAGAAAACAGAGATGTCAAGTTTTTTCGGTAATACTTTATTTTTATCTGATAGTAGATATTCAATTATTCGAGTTTTAAATATTCTTCTATTTCTCTATATTCCTCCTGTGTGTATGTTGGATCAATGATTTCACAATCATCTTCCTTTGCATCAACAATTTCAATGGTAATTCTTCCATTATTATACATCATTAACATAACAGTAGAATTGCCGAATTCTGGATTGTCAGATAAACTATGTAACACAATGCCAAATGCATCAAGCATGTCTATATAATCACCAGACGTAGCTTTTGCAAATTCATCTTTCACATTTACATGGTACTCATTCTTTTCGTAAATAAAAAACATTATCTTTTTCCCCTTTCCGACATCCAGGTAGCGAAAGTTCCACTTAGAACGTATGTTCTTATTATACATATCAACCTTACTAAAGTCAATAATAATAAACCAAATTATAACATGGAAATTTTTGCCACCTCGATCAATACGTCCCTCGAATTTTCTACTTGATTTGTGGTTACTAATTTTAACAGTCCATCTAACATCCACTTAATGTCAAGATCTTTCACTCCCAGGCGTTTTAAATCATTTCCGTTAATTGCAAGACCTTTTAAGTTGTAGCATTCATCTGATTCAGCCAATTCTTCTGCACGTTCAATCATATCCTCTACTTTTTCAAGTGTTTCTTTATTTATATTATCACTTGCATTTATTTTAGCGTGTTTATATCTTAAAATATGTTTCACATCTTCCAGTGAAAACTTGTACAACATATTTTTGATACACGCATCTGAGTTAGTAATTACCATTTTCTTTGCAGCAAAAATATTTTGAACAGATACAATTACTTTATTCGGATATCTCATTCCTGTCAAAATTGCTTTAACAGCTTTATTATACTCTGATAATGATAATCCGTCAATCAAAATTGCCAATTTTTCACTGATATCCTGGCACATTTCTATTGCACGTACTGCCTTATCAAAATCCTTAATGCTGTCAATACATGGTAAACCATATTTCAGTATTTTAGCATAATCCTTGATGATACTGACATGCTCACTGCAAAGTGTTTTTGTAAATTCACTCTGTCTTCTCTCTGTTGCAATGAGTCGCAACATATCACAATTATCAAACATTGCTTTTTTAGTTAATTCTTCAATCTTAAAGCCAAATCGTGCAGCAAATCGAATCGCCCGGAGAATTCTAAGTGGATCTTCTCTGAATCTTGCATTTGCATTACCAACACAACGGATAATCCCTTTCTGCAAATCTCCAATACCATCATGCAAGTCAATAATATTTTCTCCGTCATATGCAATAGCATTGATTGTGAAATCCCGGCGCATAATGTCTTCTGCTAAATCACATGTGAAATCAACAGAATCAGGTCTTCGATGATCTGAATACTCCCCATCAATTCTGTAAGTAGTGATTTCATACGGCTCATGGTCAATAATAACGGTTACTGTCCCATGTTTTAATCCAGCTTTCATTAGATTATATCTCTTGAAACATTCCATTATTTCTTCTGGTTGGGCAGATGTGGCAATATCCCAATCATGCGGTTCGATCCCCATGATAGAATCACGCACACACCCACCAATTATAACTGCTTCATGCCCTTCACTTGATAATTTGTCGAGGATCATTTTTACATTTTCTGGCATTTTAATATCTTTTACCATATCTTATAACTCCTATGAATATGTTCTTCCTTCTTCTTTCCCCTTAATGAATCTATCTATAGCTTTTTTAACGTTTTCTTCCGTTGGCTTTTCACAACACAACGCTTGCACATGTGTTTTCCCATTCATATCTCTTATATAATAATTCCTATATCCAATAACACCTATATAGCCTCTGTATTCAAATTGCATTTTATACACTCCCTCTGTATCTTCCATTCGCCCATTTATATTCGTTCTGAGCTACATTTGCAGATGTTATTGATACTATCTCATCCCATCTATTCTTAAAACTGTTTGGGTATTCAGTTGCCGGATTCTCTTTTAACTGGTCAATAATACCCAACATAGTTTTATTCGTCATTGACTCCGAAAAACATGCATCTGGTAAATCTGGGAAATTCATGTTTTTACAATAATAATGTAAGTTTTCTCCCATTCTAATTCTCAGTTTCACTCCAATGACATTTTCTATTTCAATATAATGTTCATCTGACATATAAAGATATCTTTGAAGTGTGCGGATATCATTAAATCCATCTAATAAAATATCATTCGTTCTCATGTTCTACCTCTTCATTAAAACTCTATCACCACCAACAAAACGACTAACTAAAACAAATCGTGTACCCTTTGGTATCTCATCATGCTTTCTCAAATGTCGTAATGCAGCTTTATAACTTCCACAAGGGAATGTTGCTGGATACCAACTGCCTGTATATTCTGCACGATGTACCCACATTTTCTTGTCATGGTCGTAATATAACTCATGATTACATCTGTATTCCCGGAATGTTTCTTTTGATTTATCGTAATCATCAGCAAATTTCAAATGCCAAAACTGGCTATTCCTTTTCATAATCTACTCCTAACTCATACACTTTATCATCTTGTGTTGATGGTTTGGAAGACCAACCTTTTTTCCATTCCCTATATATTTCTTTATTTACGGGAACTCTAATCCCTGTCTGTAACAGAGCATAATATGAATCATCTGTCAAAAATCCATTTTTATCCCCTACATACCAACCATCTAAAAGTAATTCTTGTAAATGCGGAGCGCAACATTGACAACAAACTTCTTTTGCTTTCCAAAAATCACACCTTTTATTGGCTCTATCTACGCATTCCGGCACATATATCCTTGATAAGTTATATGGTGTTATTTTCTCAATCTTCTCTATATCATAAGCATAAAATGTTATCTCATGATACATCTGTTTTAAATGAAATTTTTGACAAATTTTCAATTTTATACCTCCGCTACTTTTTTGTAGTATTCAACGGACATAAGTTGCATACGCAATTCATCATACATCTTATGAAGTTTTGGATTTACAAGCTGCATCCATTCTTTTCTCTGATCGTGAACCATATAATCTCTTACCATTGTGGCAGAAATCGGCAAATCTGAACGATTGATAATAAGCTCAGTCATTCCTTTAAGGTCTTCTTTGGAGAACCAGGCAGATCTACTCTCATCATTCCCATAAATCATAATATCCGGCTTCTTATAAATATATCTGTCTACCTTATCCAGTAGATAACTTCCCCACGCCGGAGTAATATCATTTTCAGTGGTTAAGTCTGGTAAGCCGTAAATCATGATATCGTCACGCCCACCGTATATCTCTTTTAACATTTTTTCTCTGGTTGTAATGTTGAACGGATTTCTTTCTGTTCCGTCTTCCTGAGAACTTCCAATAAAAATTAAAAGTCTGTCACAAAGCATTAACCCAGTTTCAACTAATTTCTCATGTCCTTTGTGGAACGTTTGGAAACGTCCGCAAATAAATCCTACATCATATGGTTTATTCATATCTTCCTCCATCATGTTAAAAATATTTATGATATAAAGCTCTGAGAGTTTTCTTCCATTTACTATTTTTCCATTCATATCCATCTATGAATACATGGTTATCAATAATCGTACAGTTGTTCATCGGCGTTGGGCATGGTGGAATCTTTTTCCCATCAATAATAATTCCGTCATTTTCAATATTTTGTATAGATTCTCCATTATCTCCAATGACTGCATTTCTTATATAATTTCTATCTCCAATTATTACACTCATATTTCTCCTATTCTATTGCAATCATCTTATTAAAATCCGGCAATCCGTTTTCATCAACATTCGTTCCAATAGCTTTCATTGCTATATTTTGAATCTGATTCTGCATAAATGCTTCGATTTCGCCTCTAGCTTCTGTTACTGATTTTTCCATCTGTTCATTGAAACAATCAAGAGCATATTCGGCATTGCAACCAATATCTCTATTTGCTTTTGCCAATACATCTAAAATTTTCTGCTTATCTGCTTTATTCAATGTTTTCTTCGATGAAAATAATTCTTCAGCTATATCATACGCATTTTTAATCGAACTTTTAACATCTGACAACTGATCCTTGAATTCACCACGATGCTGTTCAATCTTGCTTTCATAATCAATTTGTGGAATATATCCGTCACGTTCTGTAAAATGGATAGTACAAGGAACACCATCGCCATTTCCAATAGATGTAATCATATCTGCAAATTGAGATAAAGATAATTCAATTTCACATATTCTTCCATTGGCATGATACCAGTCGTGATTTATTCCACGTTTTAAATCTGCATGAGAAACAGTAACATTGATAACATTTCCATGCTTAATTGAACTACCGAACAATGCTGTAGGTGGATTTACTTGTTGGCGTGTTATAGTCATTACTCCATATCCAGAATGTGTTGACATTTTATCGCCACACCAACTTTCTCTAGTTTGACCTTCAATACCAATACCTTTAGTTCCACCTTCTACATAACATTTATATCCCATCTTCCCAGATACATTCAGTTCTTTTCCGTACAAATCAAAACACTCACCATTTTTTCTTTTTATGCCAAGCGAACCATCTTCTGTCAGAAATAACCCATTTTCCATACCATGATTATATTCTGATTTATCAATGGCAATTTTCCTATCTGTATTTACCACAATCGGTAATACCATAATCATCCCTCCACATATATACTATATATGGTATAATAACTATCTCAAAATACAATATACAGCACTTATTTCTAAATAAAATTTACTTTTTATCTGGTTATAATCCAAGTTCTTCAATTACCAGCAAAACCTTATCTTTTAACTCAGGATATAGCTTATCCAGTGTTTCTCTGGCATTCATCTGCTTGTCCGGCTTTGTAAGTCTGGCACATTCCCAGTCTATAACCATTTGTACATAATCCGCATGTGTCCTTGCTTTCAAAGTGTGATGTCTGGAATGGCTTCCATGTATCTTATGGGCACGCTTATAGTCCATAATCATATACAGAAACACTTTATCCAGGTCGTGCAAGTAACCACGAATTGTATTGTGTCCGAGCAATTGTTTTTCAACTGCCCGGAACGCTTTTCTATGTTTCATTGTATATTTAATTCTATCTATCTGCATTGCTTTCTCCTTAATCCATACTCAAATAAAGTGGTTTCGGATTAAGCATTACATTTCCTTCCGGCATTGTACACGGATCAATTACCGGCGCAAGGCTTCTCAATTCAAGTTCTCTGATTTTACTGTCCACAAACAGTACATGGCAATGTTCTCCAACTACTACCACTGTATCAACAACCACAAAAGAGAAATGACTTCCGTTCTTGAAATGTACCGTATATGAATTTTCTTCATTATAGATTTTCTCAATCTGCTGTGAGTTTTCTTTCTCAATCCGACCAACAACAGAATCAAGTAATACCTTTAAGTTATCGGCGTTTTTCACGTACATCATTCCCTTATAGTGCGGAACTTTACCGCATCTATCGAAGAACCAACCTAACATTTTTGTTGCTTCTTTAATATGTGCTTCCGTCATAATAATCCTCCATCTTCAGAATATGATTTTTGTTCATTTCCACAAGCATTTCATAAGCTGCTTCTGTATCTGGGCAATCCGGCAGACTTGTGTTTTCTGCTGCATCTTTCATTTTCTTTTCCAAATCATCAACCAGTTCAAAGAATTCTTGGCGATAACCACCTTCCGGCTTCTGGAACTCTCCATTTCTAATGCTCATAAGCAGATCATGTTCATCGGCACGATATGTAATGATTTCTTCCTTTGTGAGAATATCAATACACATAAGATACAGTCTTACAAGGTGCATGGCGTGCTTATTAAGATGCATGTCATCTTTCTTCGTATTTCGCTTGCCCAGTTTTTCGTAATCCTTTACGATAGTATTCATACCATTCCAGATACCCTTGTAATCTCTCAGTGGATAATGATGTAAGCAAGCGTCCATATAGATTTCAACGTCCATTCCCTCTCTATCTGATTTATCTGGGTAAAGGTTAAGTGATCCATACTCAAAGCTCCTAAACTGTTCCATTTCTTGCATTTTTTGGTTGTATTCCTTATATGCATGAACCATTTTTCCATTGTCATTGGCAAAATTATATTCAATCAACTTTCCATTAACTGTATGGAATTTCTCAATAATACTGTTCATTGCACTTCTGATTGATCCAAGAATATGTTTTTCTTTCTCTGCCTGTGGATAGCTGTCTCTTGCCAACGCATTCTGCAACCGGCGTAACTGTGAATTTGCGTAACCGCCAAAAGTATAAATCGCTCTTTTAGAAAGAAAGATTTTCCTGTTTTCAATCAGCTTTTTACCGTCATCATTGAGAATAATATAATGCTCTGACTTAGAACCAAGCTGCTCGATAGTGTTTGGGTTACACTCCAATAACAACTTAAACATTTTATTTAATCCATATACAACGGTATCTGTTGCTTCGTCTTCGTACTGCTCAAAAACTCTATTCCCAAGCAGAGAATCAACTGGATTATAAGTAATTCCTCTAACATCAATATCTGACGTTTCCACATTCGTTCCATATGCATGAGAACCGCCCAAAGTCAAAAGAAGAATATTATTACCTAAGAGGGGGCTTTCTGTCAAAAATGCATAATCCTTATTCGCTAAAAGTTCCCAGTTCATATCTAATTCACTCATCATGTTCTCCATTCATTATTTTTGCTTGTTTACGATTGGAAGTAACACATTTTTAATGTAGTCTTCCGAAAGTATTGGTCTATCTTCTCCCTGGCAAATAATCGGGATTTCACAACCCCAAAACAGGATTCCAAAATAGTTAATTGGATTATTGCAAAGTACAGCTTTAATCTCTCCGTAGAAATTATCGTCCATATACTTCTCTTTATCTTCCGGCGTAATCCAACCCCAGATTCCTTCTCCACAACCACCGTTTCCATCTGCCGGTATATAGAGCTTGATACATCCCTCATCAAACTGCTTTTCGCTTAATCCATCCATGAAATCCGCTTTATATATAATTCCACGTTCTTCACATAATTTCTTAATATCTTCTTTGTCCACTTCAATTCTCCTATTCAGAAAGTGCATTCATATCATACACTCTTACTTCTACAACTCTTGATTTCCAATCTTCGGAACAGTAGGATATATCCCCCATTCGTTTTGCATCACTATTAAGATTGTCAAAATCAACTACAAATTCTGTCATGCAACCATTGGCAACCGTAATAATATTACTGTTATCTGTATGGCAATCTGCTTTCTGATCTGCCATGATACAAGGTATTGAAACGCCATTCTCTAAAATCAAGTCAAAATACTGTCCGATTGCAGTTCCAAAATAACTACCAATTGCCACACAATATCTGCCCTTATATTGCCGGATGCCGTGATTCCCAGTATTGCATAATTCTTGTAATTTGTACTGATTACTTGATTGTGTGAAAATACTTTTATCTCCAACACTATATGGCATATAGCTTTTCATTCCACTTGTATATGGTGCTGCATAAGCTGTATATAGCAATTCACTTGTCAAATACTCTGCACTTATATATGTACCGTTATCAAGTTCTGCCCATTCTCCATCTACATACGCATTTACACAATCGCCAAATACCAAGCTACCAACCAGTGAAGAATTTGTATCTGGTGCTTGCCTGATATTCAAAGAACTAACCACAACATAATACGGCGAAAATTCCTTCTTCGCTTCTTCCATAGCAATCTCAGCACTTACTTTTGCCTGTTCCACAGTTTCTTGTACGGTTTCCTCTATATGTAATTGTAATGGCTGTGCTTTGACATATTCTGTATGTACTTCTACGTCTTCCTTACAACCGACTAATCCACACATCATAACTACAAATAACGCAACTACTTTCAATTTCTTCATAGCTGTTCCTTAACCTCATAAATGTATTTCTTCATTTTCTCTTCGGCTTCCATCATCCACCAGTATTTGCCATACACATCTCTCACCGATCCGTTTCTGTTGACATAATAATGTTTCAGTGGCAGATTTTCATATTCCGGCAAAAATAAGTCTGTATGTCTTTTGGCTTTGTACCATATTGCCCGAATGATTCTATCCTGGAAATCTTCTATCTGTTCTCCTGGATATACTTCTCTCAAATATGTACCTTTTGCCTTTGCCTGATAACCGAATAAATCACGCATACATTCTCTTTCTTTACAATCCGGTGAAATACCTAGCCAAAACCAATACGCTTCAACTGACATAAACCGCCCATCTTTTGTGTATATCTCTTCCCGACAGAAATTACTCAGCATTCTACCAAGTTCTGTCCTACTGCCACTATACACATTGATATGAGTGATTCCGTCCAAATTCGGATCAATTACTCTCATTTATTTACCTCATTTTAAAAATAGTAGTTGGATATTTCACCAACTACTACTTCATACTACTTTCTTTTCTTGCGTCCCACGCAGTAGCCAGTTACAAACGGAACAACTATACACAAGCAGAAAACTCCAATATTAAGTACAATCATTAGTTGTTACCTCTTTTTCTTTTCATTTCTGCCAGAAGTTCATCAGCCTCTCTGTTTCTTGCCTGAGCTTCCAGTCTACGATCCTGTGCTTTTGCACTTGTATCATAGGCAATTTGCGCTCCGGCTGCACGTTCTCTGGTCTTTTTAGCACCTTCACGCACTCTTTCCAACATGTGATCGCTTTCACTTGAACTTGCACTTGCATTCATACCTTCATGAAGCTGAATAATCTGCTGATCCGCTTCCATCTGATAAACGGTTCTTTCTTTCTCTTCTTTGAGTTCGTCAAGTTCCTGTTTCACCGCTTTTCTGATTTCATCCTGCTGATCTTTCGCTTTCTTAAACTCTTCGATTGTATCTTTCAGAGTATCAATTTTCTGCTGAACTGTGATTTTCTTCATTGCATACTGTCTAGCACCGTTTTCGTCATTTGCGTCCAGACAATCATTGATAGATTTATCAATCTTCATGAGTTCTTTCTTCAAATGATACTGTTCCTTTTCGGACTCGTCTAATTTTCCAGCAATCTCAACATATGAACGTTCTGCATCCCCATATAAAGTTTCTTTTTCTCTGATTGCATTATTGAAATAATCCGTTGCACCTTGTGGTGTCGCTGCATCCTGTCTTGCAATCTCTTCTGTTCTTCCTCTATATTTAATCACAAGCTGTTTGAAAAATGTCTTATTCAAAATCAGTGCAATAATTCCAACAACCAGGATAATAGCAATAACGAATATCACTAAATTACTTGTACCTACTGTCATTTTACTTTACCTCAATTCCAAATTTTTCACATAAGTCGAAAAGTCCACCATTGAATCCATCTCCTACAGCGTGGAATTTCCAACCAGATCCATCTCTGTAGATTTCACCTGCGATAATTGCAGTAGAATCTCCGAATTTCTCTTTTAAGTCGTAACGTGTAATCTCACTACCAGTATTGTCATCAACCACCCTAATGAAAGAGTTTTCGACCATTCCAAAGTTCTGCATTCTTCTCTCTGCTTCGTGAATTGTTACACAGAACACAACCTTTTCGGCATATTTTGGAAGTTTATTAAGAACGACTTTGATTACTTCATCATCCCCATCTCCACCGCCGGTAAGGTTATCTCCACTGTGAGTGATACCACCACTAGGATGCTGCAGATTATTGTAAAAAATGAAATCCTCATCTCTTCTTGTCATGCCATTTCTACCGATAACAAATGCAGACGCATCCAAATCAAAATCTCCATCATCATCGTATTTAGCTGTGTCCCAACCTAAACACACGGAAACTGCATTCACTCTGCTATCCTTTGAAAGCTCGACTCTATCGCCTTTATTCAAACTTACTGACATCTACTTTTCCTCCACTCTATTTGTATCTTCTTGCAAGTTCTGAAATACTGCCATCATGTGTGCCTTTTCCAACAGCTTCAAAATGCCATTCTCCATCTTCTCTGTAGAACTCAGCCACAATCAGTGCTGTACAACCGTTATAGTCATTTGATAAATTATATCGGCAGATTTCTTCTTTGGTCGCATCATCTACAATACGTGCAAAACAGTTTTTAATCATACCAAAATGTTGCCCTCTATTTCTACAATTATAGATATTGATTACAACAGCCAGTCTAGTAACATCTTCCGGCATTTCCTTCAAATTTATTGAAATCTGCTCATCATCACCTACACTGCCACCAACCAAATTATCTCCATGATGTTTGATACAACCATTTGAATGTTTTTTGTGACCATAGTAAATGATATCCTCATCATTTACTAATCTTGCTTTCTCTTCTTTCTTAAATAAGCCGAACAGTCCAGACTTTCCAACTACATTTTTAAGTACAAATACAGAAGAATCACAATCAATACTATCTCCGTATTCCGCTGCATCCCAACCAAGACCAACGGTTACATTCGCCAGTTTCTCCACCACTTTTGAAAGATTTACCTTTTCACCTTTTGTTAAACTAACTGCCATTTTCGTTTCCTCCCTTTATAATCCATATCCATTGCAAAGTGCAGTTAGACCGCCAGCATAACCAGCACCAATCGCATTGAATTTCCACTCGCCATTATGACGATACAACTCTCCAAGAACCATAGATGTTTCTGTAGAATAATCTTCTCCAAGATCGTATCTGATCATTTCTTCGCCTGTTTCCTCGTTTGACATACGAATATACGCATTAGACACCATACCGAAATTCTGCATTCTACTGTCTGCTTCATAAATTGTTACTGTAAATGCAATCTTTTCGATATTTTCCGGGATTTTTGCCAGGTCAACAATAATCTGTTCATCATCTCCATCGCCAGATCCAGTAAGGTTATCTCCCATATGTTTTACTGCTCCACTCGGATGTACCAGATTGTTGAAGAATACAAAGTCTTTATCAGTTGTCACTTTTCCATTTTTATCAAGCAGAAATGCAGATGCGTCTAAATCGAAATCATCTCCATCGTACTTATTTGTGTCCCATCCTAAACCGACAAGAATTTTCTTTAACCCTGCGTTCCCTTTTGTAAGATCAACTTTCTGTCCTTTTACCAAACTTACCATAATGTTTTTTCTCCTTTTACTTTATTATTTATTGTTTAACCAGTCCTTGTACTGTCTCAGAATTTCAGTATAAAGCTGCTGATCGTTAAGTTTATTCATATCTTTTACAGCCGTAAACCCTGTATTATCATGTTTTCTCCCTTCAAGATCATCCAGTTTTCTCAGATATTCGAACTTCTCATTTCCAATTCCGATAAACTGAACAAAAATGTTGAATTCTGATAATTCACGAATCACATCATCTGTATTATACTTATCGCTATTTTCTCCATCTGTAATAAAAATGATAAATGCCGGAATGTCACTAAGTTCAATATCTTTATAATATGTAACCATATCTTTGAGAACTGGTGCGTATTCTGTTCCACCCATTCCCATTCCAGATTTCTCCATGACATCTTTTACATAATTACTATAGTTTTCTCCGTTTACCGCATCAAGCCTTTTGAATTTATTGGAAAATAACCATGATTCAAGCTCTCCATTGTCATCGAATTTTAATGCGATTGGAAGTAACCTGGAAATTGTTTTCTGAATAGATCCATTGTAAAACAGATTGCTCATTGAACCAGAATAATCCATAGCAAGTGCCACTCTTGCAGTATGTTTCGTCAAATCAACTTTACTTTTCTTAGATAGATCAACGAGAACTTTATTCAGGTGTTCCTTTGATTCATCTATATTGATTTCCTGGTACACTCTCTCATTTTCCGATTCGTCATTTTTGTTAAATAACTTATTTAAGAATCCCATTTCTATTCCCTTTCTTTTGTTGGGAATGGTTTTCGCCACTCCCAACTTTATTTTTGCTTATTATCCTAAATGAAATAGGAACTGATATGACTGAAATATATATAAATGGTATAAACCGTGTAATACATGCAATAATCAATCCTATTGCAAAACATATGAGTGAAATATTTTCAACCACTCTATATTCCCTATCTCTTTTAATCATATTTTATTTCCCTCTTACTTTGATGATAGCTTTTCTCACTAAATCAATTGGAACAATCATGAATGCAAGCCCAACTGTAATGCCCCACTGTGTAGCTGTCAGTGCTGTGCATCCCATAATTGCTCCACCAAACTGAGCAAGAACAAATGTCAGTACAAAAATTGCTACCGCAATCTCAACAAAGAGCTTATTCTTTCCAATTCCTTTAAATAAATTGAATCCATCGGTTCTGATGTTAAATCCATTAAATGTTGCCATCATAACAAGAAGCGCAAATCTTACTGTTGCATAAACGGCTTCATCATTTCCAAATACTTTCTGAATTGGTGGCAGTAATGTAATTCCAAAAATTCCGATAAATGCTACCACTGATACTGCGATCTGCCCAATAGTTTCCTTTGAAAGGAGTTTTGATCCTTTCGGAATAGGCTTTTCCTTCATATATTCGGATTTCGCTGGCTCTCCACCAAACGAAAGTGAATTAAGCGAATCCATGACAATATTGATTACAAGAATCTGTACTGCTGCGACTGCTTCTACAGCCATGATGATCGGATATAAAATACTTAGAATTACCAGACCTACATTGATAGGCAACTGGAATTTCAGGAACTTCATAACGTTGTGCATGAATGTTCTTCCAAGAAGAACCGCATCTGTGATAGATACAAAGTTGTCATCTGTGATAATAATATCTCCAGCTTCTTTACATACGTCTGTTCCAGATCCCATTGAGAATCCAACATCTGCAGCTTTCAGTGCTGGTGCATCATTTGTTCCATCGCCAGTCATACCTACACAAAGACCAAGTTCTTGTGCTAAACGCACGATTCTAAGTTTTGTGTTTGGTGTAGCTCTTGCAATAACCTTAATATAAGGAAGTTTTGCTTTTGCTTCTTCGTCTGACAGTGCATCAAAGTCAATAGCTGACATTGCAATATCAGATTCGCTTGTAATCAGTCCAGCGTCTTTTGCGATAGCTTTTGCTGTATCAATGACATCTCCCGTTACCATCATTACCTGTACACCAGCTTCATGCATTTTTGCAACTGCTTCCGGCACTTCTGGACGGACATCATCACGAATAGCAACCAAAGAAACAAGAACTAAATCATCTGGGAATCCTTCCTCTGGTAATGCGGATTTACTATATCCAGTTGCGATTACCCTCATAGCTTTTGTAGCATATGATTTAACGATTTCTTTTAATTTTTCCTTTTCAATTGGTTTGATTCCATCTGTTGTTTCATAAGAAACTGCTGCATCAATCAATTTTTCAGGCGCACCTTTATAATAGGTAATCTTTCCATCTTTTCCACTCGTTTCAATAGCACTAAACTTATTTGCACTATTGAAAATTTTTCTGTTTGTGACTTCTACAGAATCCGTAAAGTCTTTATACTCTCTATCTGAAATCATTGTAAGTAATGCACGTTCTGTAGCGTTACCACCAACAATATTTTTATTTTCATCATACATAGCACTACTATTTAACGCTACGTTTAACTTAAACATATTTTCAATTACTGAATCTTTCGGTACTTCATTTTTATCGCCCATCACATTTTCAACTGGTACAAGTTTACCTACCGTAAGAGTTCCTGTCTTATCTGTGCAAAGCAACTGAATGTTTCCGGCTTCCGGGATCTTATTTGTATGTTTCGCAAGCACGTTATGTTTAATCATTACTTTCGCATTCTGTGCTGTAATAAGGTTAATAATCAATGGAAGTCCTTCTGGAACTGCTGCAACAATAATTGTAAGTGCCGTAACTGCTACTGTAAGGACATTTTTCAAAATACCAATCCACCCGATATTGAGGTATTCAGCAATACCACCAAGCTGAATGATATTTGTTACAATCAGTGCAACAACGATGATAGCTGCTCCAATATATCCGAATTTACTAATCTGCCCGGCAAGATCATCTAACTGAATTTCCAGTGATGTCTTTGTTTCTTCGATTTCATCAATCGTGGAAATTGTCTGACCGTTTACAGTATTAACACCTACGTTTGTAACGATCATCTTTCCTTCTCCGTCTGTTACTGTTGTGCCAGCAAATAATGAATATGAATCTACATAATCATTTGAATTTGCATGTCGTTTCCCACCTACAATAATTGGGGATGAATCTTCGTTTTTCCACGGTGTCTTTTTACAAGGATCTGATTCTCCATTTAAAACAGAGTTGTCAACTTTTACATTTCCTTCTACTAAATATCCATCTGCATAAATTGCTTCGCCGGATTGGATAATTACAAGATCGCCAACAACCAAATCATTTGAGTTGATATGCTCAACCTTTCCATCACGAATCACATTACAATAATGAACCGATGTTCTGTCTTTTAATTCTTTTGCGCTTTTCTGACTTTTCAATCCTGTATTCATTCCAATAAATGCAATTGCAAGTAATACTACCGCAACACCAATCGGCTCTGAATATGATCCTTGCCCGAATACGGCTAAAACTGTAAACACAATCATCATTGCTAAAAGAATCTGGTTCAGTCTGTCTTCAAATGTTTCCATGAAGAACTGAAATCCCGTTTTTAGTTTCTTTTCAGGTAACTGATTTGAACCATATTTTTCTCTGTTCTTTGTTACCTGAGAACTTGTTAATCCTGTTCTCATTTGTCTTTCTCCTTTATTATTGTTTGTTTAATATATATTTAAAGTGTAGGTTCTTACTCCTGCACCGTTAAATATCACATATACTTCTTTATATCTTCTCGGCTTCCATTTTCTTATAAATCTCAGCTTAATATCAACTTGCCATTTGTTTTTGTATGTACACCAGTTGAATTCAATATTCCACCATTTTACTGATAACATATAATAACCTAAAGCATTGTATGTATTATTCAATCCGTATGGTTCATGAAATCTGAAATAGCTGCTTCCATATATAAAGCCGAACAAAATAATAATCAATACTATATTCACTATTTGCTTCTCCTATAAGATATCATATTATTTGTTGACTGTCAACCTTTATTTTTGCATGTTAATATTATAGCATAGATTACAAATTTGTCAAGCAAGCCGGATGATTTGCTCATACAGAATAATGTCTTTTTCATTAACTGCCTTATCTACATGCATATGACCACAGAAATGTTTCTTATACTCTACCTTAGATCGAATATCTTCCAAGTATCTTGTAAGTACATCTTGTTCATACAATCCATGCCCTAACAGTGCAATCACACTTGCAGATGGCGAATGAGTGATAATGTAATCCACTTTATTTCCAACACGTTCAAGATTTTTGATACCATTATCCATTTCCTTTTGTGTCGGAAGCTCCTGTTCCCACCATGAAATCCCTTTGATTCGATACATCTTCCCGGCTTTATACCATTTTTTAGCTGTCTCACGCCAGTTTTCATCTTCTGCCGGATCAATAATACCATCTCTGATATCATGGCTACTTGCCCCACCAAATGCGAAAAATTTCAATCCTTCAATATCAAAGACTTCTCCACGCATTAAATGTAATACATGTGGGCGAATTTCATGGACTTTACCGCCATGCCACTCTTTCACTGGGTACTGATATAGTCTGTCAAAATTTTCATGGTTTCCGCACACGAACACGGTTGTAAACGGCTTATCTTCTAGCCATTTCAGCCAGTACCGCTCGGATGCAGATTCTCCACTTTCTTCCCAGACCATACCAAAATCTCCGCAAATAATCACGATATCATCTCTTGTCATTTCCTTCTGTTCATAAAAGGAATGCATACCCAAGCGTTCTGGGCTACCGTGAATATCTCCCGTAATGTAAATCATTACTGTTTTCCTCCTAATCAGGTTTCTTATAATCTATTTGTTCTACTTTATAAACTGCTTTTATTTCATCGAAAAATCCCATTTCATCTTTTACGAATTTATCCATTCTTTCTTTCGACTCAAACTCATATCTGCAATTTTTCCATGCGTCAGGATCATAAGAATCATACCCTACAAACTTTCGCACTTCCATCATATATTTTACCATATTATTACCTCAAAAACTTCTTTAAGTAATATGATACAAACAAGTTTATCTGTAATCTGCAAAAATAATCAGACCATAATCAATAGAGTCTAATACTTTTTCAGATATAACTCCGATTTTTACCAGTCGTTTTATTTCCTCGATTACTTGTTGTTGATGTTCTTCGACTTCTTCCTGCTTTATCATGGCGGTATTAAAACCGTATTCATCTCCTGCTGCCAAAATATATCCAATATATAAATACGTTGGATCATCGAACAACTGAATTTTCCCTTTTGACTGATTACATGTGTAATTCTCCCATGCCTCAGACCATTGCCATCCTTTATATTTATCTGTTTTAAATGCAGATAAATCCATTCCGGCAATCACATAATAACTCTGCACTGAACTCATTTTCTTCCAATTACCTGAAATGGAATTAACTAATTGCAACTCTTTTTCAGATATTTCCTCCAACTGATATCTTCTAAGTGAATGTTCTTCATCGCCAAATTTGACATTAAATGTCCATGTTGCACCATCAAACCCAACGATTTTACCCACCTTATATGCCAAACTACTTGCCAGTTCTGGATCTTTCTTTCTAAGTTCTGATATACAACGCTCTTTGATAAAAACATAGCTTCCAATATACATAACAATTATGCCAGTTTCTTTTCCAAAATCTGATTTACCAATTTCCCGTCAGCTTTGCCCTTGACCATCGGCATAAGTGTCTTCATGATTTTACCTTTTTCTTTTTTGGTCGGATTCTCGATACCTAAATCACTCAGCACACCAGCGATTGTAGCCTCAATCTCTTCTTCTGTCATCATCTTCGGTGCGAACTGACTCAGCACTTCAATGCGATATTTGCACTCCTGAATGATATCTGTTCTATCTGCCGGTGCAAGATCCAGGGTTTCTTTTGTCTGTTTGATCTCCTTCTGGACTACTGCATCCTCTTCGGATTCAGATAAAATTCCCATTTTGTCAATTTCCGCATTCTTTAAAGCTGCCAAAAGTAAAGCTAATGTATCCTTTTTCTCTTTGTCTTTTTCTTTCATGGCATTTACCATTTCATTTCTAACCAATTCCTGTTTATCCATTTTTATATCTCCCTTGTAAGTTTTTCTTGTAAACGGATGAAATTTCTTCTCTGTATAATCTAAAATTTTATCACTCTGCACTTCGTTATACCCATCATGTAATTCATCAGTCCTAAATTTAGATATGTAATACGTTCTTAATATTTGTGCCTCTTCTAGTGTTAAATGATTTGATATAATATGTTTTGTAAAATTTTTTCCTCTATACCTCATATAATCGTGAAAAAAGCCATAATTTTTAACTCTTGAAATCACATTTTCATAATGTTTAGTATATCCAATGTAGCATTTCCCGTTTGTAATACATCGAATTATATACACACAATATGTTCTATCTAACTGCTCATTCATATGTCATCAATCACCCCAATTATTTCATCATTGCCCCACAATTCGGGCAAAATCTTGATTTCACTTTTTGATTTGCATAATATTTTTTATAAACCTTTTTATTACATACAGAGCAATACACGCCCTCGTTCGAACACTCATCCAACAAATTCCAATGTCCTATAGGTCTTTCTTCGACAATGACATGATCGCATCGACTTGTCATCATGCTTGCAATAGCCATTCCATGAATCATAGCTTGTTTGCACATACTACTTTCTGAAAGATTCGCAAACATGGTCGTTCCAAAAAATTTATCAACTTCTTCCGAACCAATACATTCCAATACTCTTTGTTGATATTCCGTAGTATCTATCATTACTTTTTCCATAACTATTCCTTTATTATCTTTTCGCAAGCTCCATGTAACATATTTCCAAGACATACATCACATATCATAACCCGGCTTTTTAACCTATGATTTTCGTAGTTTCTAATATACATTTCATTCAAATGCTTCACTTCATCACTACCACACCACAAACACTGGCAATCTTCTTCCACGGTTTCAAATCTATATTCACACTCAATGTCAGGATATTTTTCGTGATCGACCTCACTCATAAACATATCCATTGGTCGTGCAAACACATCTCCATAATGAACATTACAGCCGATTGCTTTGCCGTTATACAGTGATTCATAAATCACAAATGTTTCGTCAGTTTCCGTATGTTTTGCAAAATTCAAAACTCTGTACAGATATAAATTTTCATCAAACTCCAACTGTTCTGCTGTAACAGTCTCTCTTTTAAAATGTCTTACGACATCACCTATATGTATTCTCATTTCTGCCTCCATCACTTAGGTATTACAATCTTGTGTTTCCCAACAGAATTTCTATACACTTTAAATCCTGCACTCTTAATCTGCTCAACACCCTTGTTATACTCAATAATCTGCTGCGTACATCCTCTTGAATAAATCGCCCACATTTCATCTAAGTTTTTCTCAAACTCTGATTTTCTGAGTGCAATATCCAACATGCTATCATCTCTATACTGAGATGTATTTTTGTATGCATTGAGATAATCTCCGAACATCTCTTCAAATGCTGACATACATACCTACCTTTCTAAATTCACGCCAACCGTTCCATCCCAGGCGCAACCGCAAACGCCGAACTTATATCCTTTATACTGGAAATATCCCCACCAATCACACTGCCAGCCATTAAAATCATTTGTTTCGCAACCTGTTGCTTCACAAAATACATCTGACGGAATATTTTTGATTCTTATTTGGTTGATTTCCCCTTTGATTAGTCTATCAAGCTCTTTCTCTAAAACTTTCTTGAATTCCTTGTGCCGGTATAAATAATCTATTTTCATTTCAATTTCCTATTAAGCATTCTGAAATGCTGTCGTTTTCCCATTTGGAATATTGCTTAATCCACATGTATGATTACCCTTGAAATTACCGCTTTTTCTATGTACATTTATAATATCATCCATGTCATAAGTATCTTTTTGGTTTTTCTCAACGTATTTCTTCGCCAGTTTCTTTGACGAATATCCCATTGAGCTGCATGTCTGTATGAACTCTTCACTATTCATTTTTATCACTTCCTTGCATTTATTATGGTTTGTTTGTCGGAATTTTTAAGATTCCTTCATCTATAAGCATATTGAGAACTTCCAGAAGTTTTTCCTGAGTCTTCAAATCTCTTTCATTCTCAATTTCCTTATAATTGTAGAAATCGCAAAATTCATATTTTTCCATACCGCCCCAACAATTCACATGAATATGAACTCTCCTACGATAATATGGTTCATCATAAATTCCTATCCATATCTCATTATCGTTACAGAATTTTCTGTCTGCATCTGTTCCAATGCTCCGGCTGATACACCATGCATTGATTACATTGTTTCGCCAAAACAGAGGTTCGCAGATTTTTGATTCATCGCCAACTTCAAGTTTTCTAGCGATTTTTAATGTTAAATTGTACTTATTTAGCACTTTTGCTTCTCGCATTGCTCTTTTACCCTTCTCTTGCCATAATTAAAACCAGCAACATCATCTGGATCAACAACTTTACAGAAATCTTTGACAATTTCATCAAAACTGTCATATTCTCTATCTAACAAAGAACTGGTAAACTTACCATTTTCTTCTTCAATATACTCATAGTCATATTCTCCACCAGTGCCAATGATAACTTCACTGTAAATAGATTTCCACGCATTCCAAAAATCTGTTATAGCTGCAAGCAATTCACTTCTTTTTGCGGTTTTCTGTTTTTCGATTATTCCATCAACGAAATCCTGAAAATGTCCTGTCTTTCTGACATTTATAAATTCTTTCTCTTTGGCTGGCTCTCCAAATCTTTCGACCACATAATCAATAGCTTCACGGTTATAATATCTGTACATATCATCAACACTTGTAATCATTGCTGTAGTCATCATTTCCGGCAAATCTTTACCTTCTATATGTACGGTATCGCCAGACTGCAGAACACTTATAATCTCTGCAACCTGAGTATATGGCACGATTGTATTCGGATCAATTTCAACCTTTTTGAGTCCTTCATTTATAGCACCACCACAGAAACCACCAGGACGATAGCTGTCATAAAACATATAATACGTCCAGTTACTTTCTGGTTCATACCACGGTTTATGAATTGCGACATACCCACAAACAAGATCTCTTGACCTCTTTTCTCTTGCCATATAGGTGTAATTTCTCTGCTTATTTTCCTTGTCGTAACTATACCCGACCATCTTCTTACCTCTAATCTTCAAATAATAATTTGCACGCTTCCTTGTTATTCTCAATAATATCAAGGATTATAGGATTCACATACAATCCCGGCAAATAGAACATCTTGTAATACTTTTCAAGAAAACCACAAGATATGCCATAATCGTGACATTCAATGTAGCACTGTATATCTTGCCATGCTTTTTCTTGATTGATGCATTTATCGCAATC